GAATAAATCTTTTAGCAAATACTTTAGATTGTCCAACGTATATACAAATGTTATTGTCATCATAAAATTCATATACAATCCATTTATCATATGTTTCTTCAAATTTACGATTTTTTGTTTTAACCTTGGTTTTGCTTTTTCTGCTTAACTTTTTGCATTCAATACAATAATTAGCCAAACCAAACTTATTTGATTTATTCTTATGAAACTCTATAAAAGGTTTTTCTATTCTGCAGCAACTGCACTTCTTAATTTGCATCATATTCTCCGATAAATATCCGTGTTATAAAAGCAAAAAGCAGCCACGGAAAGCTGCTCTTGTCGTTAAAGCTCATGACTTCTTTAACTATTGCTTTATAATTATAGCATTTATCTTTGCATAATGCAAGGACTATATTAGTCAGTTTACTTTACTAATTTATATGGTTTATTCCAACGACCAACACTAATGTTCACATAGTAAGCACAATTAAAATAGTCAGATTGAATGTCTGAATGGTCAAAATGATCAACGTGCATGATAGCTTTAGCTTTCTCCAAATACTCCAATGCAATACCTGAGAATGAACTATCAAGATAATACTGATTTACACTGATGTTTTGTTCTTTCGTAACCCAAGCAATAACTTGCTGTGTATCATGCTGTCTGCGTTTAGCAGTTACATTCTCGCAGTAGTTACCGATGAAATCAATGCTGCCTTCTGCAATAGTCAAGAACAAAGTACTATCACCTTTACCACTTAGTGTGCTCTTTACACCATATTCTTTATTGAGTGATTTCAATGCAGCACGAGCTTTGGTGATAACTTCTTGTGAAACATACGCCATTTGAAACCCCTGTTGTGTTGGTATGACTAGATTATACCTTAATTAAGCCTCGTTGTGCTTGCACCCTGATAAATTCTCTTGCAACTTCCCATGTAGTAAACACAAGAATTATTTCTTTATCCATTACATGCACAGACATGCTGTTATTGTGAACCATAGCTTTATATCCAAAGCTTTTCAGGTATGTACAAATAGCTTCAAGCTTAACGTAGTCGTTGAATTGATCCATCATGGTGTCACCTTCAAGAATTGAGCTTCTGTTACATAATGCTCATACACCAAGAATGTACTACCTGCATTACGCAACTCATTGTTGACATATGTAGGAGAATCGCTGATGATTGTATGCTGCACAGTGCCACCATATTTTACACGAGTTTCTTGCACAGTACCAGTTACAAAAGCACTATCAAGGTCAAGATACTTTGCAATAATCCATTGACCTTGACGATCAAAGTTAGAACCTTCGTTGAACTTGCACTTCATACTGTCTCCGCTGCAGAAAGATAAACCCTTGAGATGCACTGACGTAAAGCAGTTGTCGAATGCAAATCACCTTCAGTAAAATAAAGAGTAACTGAGTTTTCACCAGTATCATGAACAATGCAATATTTACCATGCAATTTGTGTAAAGGTTGTAAAGTACTTGGTTGATTGACCCATGCTCGATAAAGTTTCATGATTTACTCCGGTTGTTGAAGATTAGATTGTATCACAGTTTTTCGTACTCTTCCGACCAATTTTCCATAAATTCACTGCAAATATAGTCCACCACTGTTTCATCATCTTCTAGACCGTAAGGAATCACTTGTGCCCATCCAATGCGTTCACCACCAGTAGCAAGTCGAATGACTACATTTGCTTCTTCTACGGATTCAATCGCTTCAACGATCTTTTGGTACTTTGTACTGTGACTGACCTGCCACTCTTCACCATCCCATACGCTGCAAGTGTGACCTTTAGCGAGTGCATACTTAACGAGGTGTTTGTAAGCTTTCATGCTTTACTCCTTATGCGTAGACTTCTTCTGTTGCAATATCGTATGGTACATCAGAACCATTGCGATTCTTATTCTGTAGTTCTGCAAGGTCAGAATCAGCATTCCAGAGCTTTGCATCTTCAATACCCGCTAGAAGGGCTGTTTTAATCCCTAGAAGGACCATCATACGAATCTCTTCTGCTGTCATATCAAAGGTAAATACTGCACTACCATCAGCGTTTTCTTTAGCTAAAATAACATCCATGATTTTCTCCTTAAAGTAACTTGTTTAAATTATAACTGCAGTTTTGCCATGCAGTTATATGTTCTTGGTGTCTTTCCTGATCAGGAATACAAATACCTGAAATACTTGGAGAATAAGCATCAATTTGATCTTTGATAATCTTCATGCAATATTCTAACTCAGATTTTGTCATTTCATAGAAGAATTTACCATTGAAACTGTTATATGTAATTCTGTTCATAGTTGACTCGCAATATTATACCAGTAATCATGACCTTGTGGAGTAAGTTCCCAAACAATTACATCCCAAAGATCATCTGATGCAGCAAAACCAGTAATTTCACGCATTGGACCTTGCATGTATTCTGCTGCAGCTTTGTCGATTAGTGCAACTTCTTCAATCAATTGCAGATAGTCTAGTTCGTCTTTTGCTCCATATTTTTTCATATTATCACTCCAAATTGCAAAGTTGAATCTGTGCAATCAATGCAGCAGTCCACCCACAGATAGCTGCAAGATTACCCGACATAATACCAATACCAATATTGATACCAAACAATACCATCAAAAATAGATTAACTTTTTTCATCATATCCTTTGTTTTTAGCTTCACGTTTACGATCTTTGTGCTTTTGTACAGCTTTACGCATGACAATAGCAACGAGATAGTTCCTTTGTTTGAGCTTAATCTTTTTATTCTTCTTGCTCATACACCTTGCTCTTCTGCCATTGTAGCAGCAAATTTCAACCATGCATATCGTGCTTGTTGATTTTCTTCAATAAATTCACCATTATCATCAAAAGCATCTACTGAACCCGTAGGACAACCCATGTTTTTTAAACCTTCATGAATGCGTTTAATGAGGTCTTCTCTTTCGTAAATTTCCATATCAAAGTAACCATAAAGCCGAGATACCGCTTCATCAACTGCACAGCAGGAGAACTTTTCTTTGCTGCCACCTCTAGTCCAATATTCTGACTCTTTTACTGCAAGATACTTGTCTGCAGCGATATGCAAGATTTCAGCGACTGTATATTCTTTCATGCTTTACTCCTTATACAGCTACAGCTTCAATACCTTGCATACGCAAAGCTACGATTGTATTGCGGTTAACACTGCGATAACCTTTGTTTTGCACATCATAGATGCTGATGTATTCGTTGGTGTTAACGTTAAGTTTGCCACCTTTGAGATACTTTTTAACACCAAGACGGTCATTGAGAATTCGTGTGCTACCATCTTGTTTGATGAAAGTAACAGTAACCATCTTACCATTGGATTGGTCGATCATGTTGGCGAAAACTTTAGAGCTTGACATTGTGATTTCCTTTACGTTTGTTGAAGATTAGATTATACCAGAGATTTTTAATTATTCACCGAACTTTTCAACTTTTTTAAACACCGTAACAACTCGCTTACCTGCCGGATTATCAAAAGTATCAATGACCTTACCATTGACTACAGCAAGTGCATGACCTGTGACGTTCACGATGTACTCACCAAAGGCAAGCTTAGGTAGCAACTTACCCAGTGTAATACCCTCTTTAGCTTCACGCTTGGTAAAACGAGCTACAAATCGAGCTTGACCTGTAGTACCATGTACAGATTCAACTACAAAACCAGCTTCAGCATAAGCTTTGTGCATTGTACCAAACTTTGCACCGCAGTGCTTCTTACGACCGTGTTTACTCAAAAGATTATGAGCATCAAAATAGTCAATGCCACCTGCATTTGCCAATGCACGAACTGTGCAGTCGTTTTTCTCTAGACCACCTGCAGTTGCACCACGAGTAAAAGATTGGATTGTCTTCATATAAAACTCCAGTTGTGTTGTCGATGAATGAATTATAGCAGAGAATTTTTGATCAAACGAGAAGTTGACTAAAACAAAGGGTTATTCTTTGAAGTACAACTTGTGATTCTTGATCTGCCAGATTTGATGCACAGGTTTACCATATTCATCTTCATCAATGCAAACATAAGCTACAGTCTTCATTACTCGTGCAAAACGTACACCATCTAGTACATCAACTTCGTGCATGAAACCATGTTCAATAGCCCAAACGTTTGTGGTCTTACGATAAGTGAAATACTTACCATAGTCTTTCTCTTGGAACTCACCAGTATTAAAACCTTCAAATGTCATCATGGGATACTCCTGTTATTGAAGTTAGATTGTAGCAGATTTCAATGCGTTCAAAGCGTAATCTACAGCTTTATTTCGATTGTAACCCTCGTAGTTACGAATAGGACTACGATTGTTTGTATGTTTGTAGGTATGTTCAGGATAGCAACCGGTCTTATCTTTATAAGCTTCAAAGAACAAAGAAGCATCACAATCTTCTTCAAGATATGCTGTAGCACCACGCATGTAACTGTAGTTGCTAATCTGTGTGACGATACCAAGTTCCATCAACTCAGTGATCTTAACTGCAAGCCAACCATGACCGGGATCAGCGTAGAATTTGTATGTCTTCATTGTTCAACACCTTTGAAAAATTCATCAAGTTCAATCTTAAGTTCTTCAATAGATTCCCGAGCATAACTTCTGGACCAAATCGAACGGTTATCATAGTAATCACTATTTAATTGTTCACGTAGATCAAGATACTCTTCAAGTACATCGGTGAATTTTCGCATGTTTGAAATCCTTTGAGTAGTTAACGTCTGGAGTGAATTATAGCAAACTTTTGCTCATCGTGCGAAAATATTTGATCTTTTTCAGAACAGTACATAAATACTTCTTTGGCATTAGTTACTGGAGTTTTATTGAACGAAGTAACGAATGTATTGTACAAATAAGGATTGTACGTGATCTTCTCTCCTACTACATGCAGTGCATCTAAAGATTGCAACTGACCAATGACATAAGCATGAACGTTCTTGCGCTTTTCTTTGAGAACTCGTTGGCGACCAGCTTCTGATACTTTAAACATAGCATCAGTAAGTGTAACATTGTCAGAATGATTAATCACACGACCTTTGTTCGCACCTTCCAAAGCTTTGACACTGAAGGTTTTCTTGTGCAAGTTAAAGTAGACAGCGACTTTCATGTGGAACTCCTTGTGTTGAAGCCTAGATTATACAACAAAAAATCCCTGCAGGTGTAAACCCACAGGGAAATAAAGGTTATTTCTTTTCTTTATCTTTATAAAACACATGATCACCAATTCTAGCAGCTACTTTCTTGGTCTTAGTCCAGTAGTTTTTAATCTGCTTTGTTGTATAGAAACGAACTGAAGAATCTAGCACAGGTTTAAACTCTTCTGACATAACTTTTTCAGCTACTTCTTCAACTTTAGCATAAGCTTTTACTTCCATTGGTCTGAAGTTAGCTTTGATGATTTCAACATCAGGTTTCCCTAGCAGCGTATAGCTAAATTGACTGCGTTGATTGATAACACCACAATATGTGCTAGGATAATCAGGATGCATTTTACGGTTATGAATCACTGTAGCTACAGCTTCAATACCATATAACGATTGATTACCTGCTTCATACCACAAAGCATTCTTAAGGCAATTCTTTTCAGCTTCCTTCTCTTGCCTGATCAAATCTTGACGTACAGCTTCAATCTCCTGTAGCTGACGATACTCTCGATATTGATCTGTGAGAAACATAGCAACAATAAAGATTGTAATGTATGCTGACCATCGTTTGATTACGTCTTTCATAGTCCAATCTGCTTTCCAAATAAGCAATATGCCTCAAAGAATTTAGCTGGAGGATTTTCAATAAAATAAGGGTTAACTGAAAAAGAAAATTTCCAGTTATTACTCATTTGAAAATGCCGTGTACCGAAACGAATGTTAAACCATAGATTACTCATTATTCAATCTCCAAATAATTACGAAGTTTACGTGCAAAATGACCTTTTAATAACAGTTCATCTATACCACTGAGTATTACAATTATGAATAGTATACTTACAATTATTAGGGCAATTGATAGTACTATTAGCATTATTTTACTCCAAAATGTTTGAGTGTATCGTTAATAGCTTTGTAATATGTAGGATTGTTTGCCTGATTGTCACCATGTGCATCTAACTGCTGAGACATCTTAGCAATGGTTTCTTTGACAATCAACTCAGCGAAATCCTGCAAACGCACATGACCGATACAATGCTCAACCATAGCTTTCTTTGCAATTTGTGTAAGTACTTCGTTCATAGCAACTCTCCACGCTTTTGCTCACGCTGCTTACTAAAATCCTTCTTAGGTTTTTTGGTAGGCTTAACATTCTCTTCATAACCTCCATCATCAAACTTGCGCTTATTACGTTTGTTGTTCTGCAGAACGATCTCGAAGAGGTCGTGATCTCGCAAATATGAACCTTGTGCCATGATCTTTCCTTGAGTAAGTTTAGTTAGTTTCTTCTAGCTCTAGCATCATTGCTACAGCATGATCGTATTGTACACCTTTTACGATGAATTCTACAGTCTCTTCAAAATAATTTACCATGACTACATCGTACAAACGATTGACTGTAGTATTGCGAATAATTAGAACTTCTTTATCACTGTGCATTTTAATTCTCCTAGATGTAAACAAAAGAAACCCCGAGAATTACTCGGGTATAAGCTTAATTATCGCTGCTGATTCATTCGCAAACAAGCTTTGTCTGCATCAGTCTTTAGACCATGTAATGATTCATCACGGTACTCTTGTGTGTTAAACACTTTCCAGTAACCGTTATTCCATTTTACTACATATTTCATAAATCAAACCTTTCTTTATAAGCATTTTCAATTGATAATTTTAAGATTGTTTCAGCAATAATGCTCTGACCATTTAGTATCTGGTAGATATCACCAATATCTAAATTTGACTGATTTGCTTCAAAAAATAAACGCTGAATACCTTCGTGAAAATCATTTAGTGTCACTTTTTTCTGTTCCTTCTTTTGGTTGATTCTGCAAACTTTGTAGATAATTCACAATATTACTATCATACACCACTTCTGTAAACTGCTTTACTGTAGACAAATGCCCGTACACTGTACCAGCACCCAATTCACGAATACCTGTAGTTACCAATTCATCTAGTTGTTGGCGAAATTCTTGTTCTATCATTCTTCATTCCTTTCATGGTTATATTCATGCCAGCTATCAAAGGATTGCAAAACCTGATAGCTGTCTTCTTCTGTCACATACTCTAGATCACCCTCAGAGAACCTTGATTGTACATCAAATTTTGACTCATTCATCAGTTAATCCCACAATGATTGAAAATATTTACCAAACAGTTCACAACCTTTTTGAATTCTCTTTTGATAAACATCAAGTCCTTCACGGTCAAGTTTCATTGCGTGTACTTGCTCCATAACACCTTTTGTTTCATCAACTTCTGAATTATCCCAAAAGATTTCTTCACCTTGATTATGATTAGCAATTTCTTGCATTGTATAAATCATTTCGGTCATGACGTAATCCCATCGCAGATGCCAATTATCGTCTGTATCCCATTCGTTTTCTTTAGCAGGTGCTGCAGTACTTCTCAAATGCTCAGGTACATCTGTATCATCTACATTGGGTGAACCTTGCTTTGTCTCTTTGAGTTGAATTAGCAAGGGTACAGCGATCAGCGCAAGACTATGATCAGCGTTCCAGCTATCCCACTTGTCGATCTTTACACTGATTTTACGATCACCGTCACCCTTTGGAAACCTACCTAATTTAACTTGCATGTTTAATCCTTTGCTCTAACTACGGGTTTGTCACCACCGAATAACGAATAGTGCTCACGAATGACTTCTAGTTTACCTTCTCGGTGCATACTTTCAATGTTAACAATTAAGAACAGATATTGTAGCATAGAAGATAGACTGTCAGGATTAACTTCCAGTTCACCTTCACCTAATGCCAAGATAAAGCAAAGCAAACTTAGACTACTTAAATCTTGTTCAGCTTGCTCTGACAAAATATTGAATTGCTGAAAGTTAGCAGTGTGAATGTATTCCAATGCACTTGACATTTCATAAATTTCAACATCATCTAGCTTTTCAAAGTATTCACCTGCTGGTAGAAAACCAGAATGTTTAACTTCAAAAGCAGCTTTCAGCACCCAATTAGGTAGCTTTTTGTCACTTAAGATTTTGTCAATACTGATTAGTCTGAAGTTTTTAATTGCTTCGTTCAAAATGGTGATTCCTCATAATCGTTGGTGTCGAATACTTCCTTAGTCTTGTAGTGCTTACTATCAAGTAACTCTTGACTTTCTTTAGTACGCTCACCATTGACAAACGCAAAAGGCCAATTAGTAGTTGAAGGGGTCTGTTGATTCGACATGATGTTCCTTTAGGTGATTTTGCAATCCGGTATCAGAAGTAACTGATAACCTGAACGCAGTGTAGCACGTATTCTCTGCATGTTTACCGGGAATGCCTTTAATTTTCATCTTTTTTACACGCATTGTACCAAGACCACTGATCTTTACAGGCATATCAGCAGCAAGTACTACTTGAATATTACCTACTAAATGCTGCAGTATATCTTCTACTTCATATAAATGATATCCTGAAGACTTAGCTACCATTTGAATCAGTTGTCTGTAGCTTTTTGATTTACGTTTTTGTTTATCACCCATAAATTCCTTTCTGTTTAAGTTAAGTTTATAATTATACCACAAACATTCTTATTGCAATACAAGTTAGCAAAAAAAAAACACCCTAAGATTAACTTAGGGTTTGTGCTTATTGTTCTAAAAGTTTGTTAGATTTACTCAAGTTTTCCGAAGCTTCAAGAACTTGTAGATTCCACGGGACATGTAAACCACACACATTTTCACCTTGCAACGGTATAATGTGATCTACATGGTAATCTTGACCAGTGTAAAGTTTGAAAGCTTGTGATATTTCATAGAGTTCTTCAATTTGTCGCAACTCTTCAATTGTTAACCATTTTGGTGTTGCCTTCAGTTTAGAAGCTCTTCTCTTGGCATTCAAGGCATAAAGTTTACTTCTGTTAGTTATGGTATATTCTCTGCGTAGAAGATTTAACTTATTTTTGTTATTTTCTCTATACTTTTTAGTTCTTTTGGCGGTATTTACTTTATTAAGTTTATTATAACTGTTAGATTTATTTAAACATTTTTCTCTATTAAGATGATAGTGTTCTTTACTTTTCTTTAATATATTCTCTATGTTTTTAGAAGTGTAATCTTTTCTACACATCTTACATTGATTATGATAACCATCCTTGGTTGATTTATTCTTACCAAACTCACATATTAGTTTTTCATCTTTACATGTACTGCATTTTTTATACATAAATAATTTCCCGTCAAACACCCGTAAAATATAAAGCAAAAAGCAGCCACGGGAAGCTGCTCTTATCGTTGAAAGTAATTAATTTTCAACTATTGCTTTATAATTATAGCAGATATTTAGAATAAAATCAAGCATTATTTTTAACCCATTTAAATACATTCATAGTTCTAGGAAACACCAAACTATCCCAAATTTCTTCTGTTCCGGCGAGTGCAATATCAGTAAGGACGCAATAAAGTTTGTACATCTTATTATCACCTAAGAAACTAAACATTTCACCTTCTTTTAGTTGTTCTAACTTCAAAGGTGTAGTGATCATTTCCCAATCGTTTATGTCGTGTTCATTCAACATTGAAAACCTTTGAGATAGCTTCTGCAGCTTTTTGTGCTAGTACAACGTGCTCTAATTGTGTACCATTAGTTTTACGCACTTCAATATAATGAATGAAACTACGCACAGTTCCTTGTACATATAAACGAGACATTGTACAACCTTCTGGCAGTACAGCACGAGCTTGCTCTTTGGCGATACCATTGGTAATAGCAAAAGCATATGCATCTTGTGCAGTCTGAATAACTTTATTTTGGTAGTTCTCCCACATTGACTGCAATGCTAAATTATCAGTAATAACAGAGTTCTGACGATTCTTGGGGTCTTGTAGTCGTGCTTCACGAGTTACAAACGTCAAGTCTTTTGTAGGGTCTGCATAGCGTTGGCTAAACTCCTGAAATGTAAAGCTGCGATGACGTAGTAGTTGACGAGCAATATCACGAGTTGTTTCAACTTCAATAGTAATGCTTGCCATTTCAAACGGACTAAAGTGCTTGTGTTTCAATAGATAACCAATAAGCTTATCAGAGGTTTCCATGTTGAGTTGGTTGCTTGGATTGCTTACCCTAGCGCAGTACGCTACAAGGTCTTTAATCGTCTTGAACTGCCCTTTAAACTCTTCGGTGGCTTGTGAGTAAGCAATTAGCTTTGCTGTGGTGTAATCTTCAATCTTTTGCATTTATAGCCTTTCTTTGTGATGATCTGCAATGTACAGTTCTTTTTCTTTCATGAACTCAATGATCTGATGTTCATCAAGAAATCCATGCTTACCATACAGATTATATACCGAATCAATACCTACGTCAAGCATTTTACCTCGGTAATCTTTAAAGTTTCCATGACAATGACCATGTAAGTGATATGCACCATAACCTTGCCGATGCCACGATGCAATAGGAAAGTGAAATAATACTACAGGTGTATCACCTAGTTTAATCTCTTTGTAATCATACCATGCTGCGATCAGTTGGTCTTTTACAAGTTGATCTAGATGCTCTCGCTTGTCATGATTGCCCTTGATGAAAATCTTAGAACCCTTGAGTTGTAATACAACATCAGCTACTTCATTATAATTTTTAAAGAATGAGAAATCTCCTAGATGATAAACAATATCACCCGCAGATACTTCAATGTTCCAAAGGTCGATTAACCATCGTGTGTGATTATCTTGTGAACCGCAATCAACAGCACGATTTGTAAATTCTACAATTCGTTTGTGACCAAAGTGCAAATCACTTGTAAATATTTTCATTTAAACTCCCATAAAATCTTCAAGAACTACCCTGCGTTGTTGATCATTCATAGATAACCATGTATCTTTATGAACGCTTTGCACAATATAATTAGATGCATTATGCCACATCTCTGGTAAATGAAAAGAATTAAATGCACTAGCTGTCTGAGTATACATGATTTCAACATTCTTTGCTGTCATACGCATCAACTTTTTCTTACCGATGTAGTATGGAGTCTTTAGTTTACAGCAATTGTTGTAATCATAGTAACCAATATTTTCACCTTTATTTAGAAAAGGATACAGCATAAAACCTTCACCATGATCATGCTTTGCAATTTCCAATGCTTGCTCTAAAGTGCATCTTATAGGTGTACTCAGAGGGTAAAAATCTCCTGTATCTTTCTCACGTATACCAAGCAGATGTAAACCTTTGCGCTCTTGTACAATATGAGGGTCTTGTGGTACTACAACTTCAAAAAGAACCGTAGCTTTGTCATCAATCATTTCGTCCAACAACTTGTAATCACGTTGGATTAGCTCTTTAGCCCACATAGCGTAATCACTTGTTGTAGTACCTGTAGTGCTAACTACAAGTTTGTCATTGTGTAATGTAGCACAGGCCATATAACCATTGATTTTCTTGTACATTTCAACTGGAGTATCTAAAAGAACATCTTTCCAATAACAATGTTCAAGATAATTGAAGCTCTTACGTGGAGCAGCTTGTACTAATTCTTTTGTAATATTAGAATATACATGTCCACGAGATTCACACAAAGCAGGTACTTTTTCCCAAAGATATTCATACATTGCTTTACGAGCGTATTTAAACGTAGTGTATTCGCCATCGGTTTTCATAGTAACCAATGCACGATTAACTAGATTGATTTGTTCATCATAACTTAACATTTCATAACTCCTTTATAGTCGCACATCAAATTTCCTTTTCATTTGTTCGACTTTAGCATCAGGGCAACCGTGAATGTTCTTACCTTCGTGCCGATTCTCAACAATGATACTCACAAAGTTAGCTTCAGTCTCTCGTGCAATTGTAGCATAAGTTTCGACTTCCCACTCAGCGCAAGATGTATTTGATACAGCTACTGACATGCCTTCGTAGAGAGCAAGCCAAGTTTTGCGCTTGCAGTCATTGTGCGCTTGTTCAAGGTGCGTAGGATCAAATTGGTATTCACCATTTTGTACAAAGTATTGATCAGCTTCATAGATGCGTTGTACTACAAATTCATCCAGTAGGCATTGTGCAAAGGTTGATTTACCCGAACCGGGACAGCCTCTAACTAAATACAAAGTAGGTTTACCTCTGGATGCATTTCGAGCTTTAGAAAATTGTTCATAACCTTCTAATGTACCTTCGCTGTAACCACCGTCACCAGCATGGATATCAGCGCCAGCTTTAATTTGATCGTTCATTTTAAACTCCAATTAATTAAACCGAATAAGTAAATAGCTGCAGAAGCACCCTCGACTAGAATCAAGGCTTTATCTTTATAGCTAAACCAACCAGCTAGACACCATAAAAATCCACCGATGAAACCGAATAGTAAATTTAATGGAAACACATTCAACGTTGTTAAGATCATGCTGATCATATAAAACGCAGTACCGGACCATCTAAGCATAAGCTTCTACCATTACATTTGATTCCTGCAGTAGTTTAACACCAGAATCATCTCTGTACTGTTGCAAATACACCACACGCTTAACTCCAGCTTGAAGCATCATAGCAGCGCACTGTACACAAGGTGCTAGTGTAACATAAACTGTAGCATCTACACAGCTTACGCCTTCACGAGCAGCTTTCATGATGCAGTTAAGTTCTGCATGGATGACTTCTGGTTTAGTAACTAAGCATGTACCCTGATCATGCCCGTTCCAAATTTCTTCTTCGCATTCGTTAGGGCGACCTACAGCAGTCCCATTGTAGCCAGTAAGGGTAACACCTTGCCTAGTCACTAGAATCGCTCCTACTTGCGCTCTACGAGCCTTGGAGAGCTTACTGTGCAATATAGCAGTTCCCATGTAGGTTGCATCTAGAGATTTTTGATCAGCCATTTATTTCATACTCCTTGATTCCTTCTTCAGTTGTATAACGAACAACTTTAACACCAAAGCCTTTGAGCATAGCTTGGCAAGTTGGACACGGTTTAGCAGTAGCCATTGTACCATTGTTATGGAACCGCTGAACAAAAACGCTATGAATATTTTTACGACCTGATGCAAGTACCGCAGATAATTCTGCATGGACCTTATCTTTTTGCTCTGACTCTCCAGCTTGTACAGCAAAGTGCTTCATGAGTGGGTGACTGCGGTTGTAGTCGTTAACTCCAGTACCTAGTACACGACCTTTCTTATCGAAGGCTGTAGCAATGATTTCATAGCGTTTGCGTGTCAATTTATTTACCTTGTTGGCGTTTAAGTTTGTATTGAATACGAGATAGTACAGCATGATCTTTCTTGATCTTGCGCTGAAAGTTACGATGCTCATTCATTTGATTGAACCAAACTTCTGTATCTGCGTTATTGGGTTCGCTCTTACGCCAGCAATGATCAATTCGCTCTTTCAGTTTTTGCAGCACCTCTTGCTCGTGTGTAAGTACCTGCGCTAGACCTACAGTAAGAGACTGCAGTTCAGCTTGTGTCAAAGCATAAGGATCACTGTTGCGCTCAAACACTGTACTCTTAAGCAACTTAGCTTCTTGTACAGGTTTACCTTGCATAGCACGTTCAGCTTTCTCCCACACGATTTCAGCTAACGCTAGTTCACCATCTTCTAGACCTAGATGGTTGATCATGTGGTAGAATTCGTTCTTGAGTAGCATGTTGTTTCCTTTCGGTTGTTGATTGAAGGCTCTACTGTAGCAGAACTTTTATCACAATGCAACAAATAATTTAAAATATTTTGCAGCTAGGGTATTGACAAGAGTTGTCGATGTGTGTAGAATTCGGTTCAGGGGTCAGGGGCAGCAGAGGGACAAGCGAGAGTTGACAAGCTCAAGTTTCAAAAACTCAGTTTCAATTTAAGTATAACTTAAGTTATAACTGTAGTTAAGTATAAGTTTAAACATAAGGTAAAGGAGTAAATTATGAATGAAATGAATACAACATCACAAGATAAACCTGTAGTGTACTACGCAGGTGTAGCAAAGGTTTGGCATTGGGATGGCAACCCTGCAGTACCTGTAGCAAGTTTACCTATTGTAATAGATCATCCACGATTAGGTACTTGTTACAATGTTCGTACATCAAGGATTCTACAGCAGTATTTTGATGGTACACTTGAGACTATGAACACAATTTATAAACCAATTGCATCTGAAGGGATGGGATCATGAGTAAAGCAGAAGTTAAAACCGAAGTTCCTGCACAAGTTGTGTTTGAGCTTTGTGACGAATATTTGCTATCTTTGGAGAAAGCTAAAGAGCAAACTAAAAAGAATTACTATCATTACTACATTAAACAGACAAAGTTTTCTTTGTGTAAAATGCAAAGAGTACCTGAGTATTCACACGAGGAAGCATTGGATTGTGCAGAGAATAGTACACATTGGCAACTCAACACTGTTGGTCAAAAATATGATGTAATTAAAATTAAAAATTTAGCTTTTCGTGATTTGTCTGCTACAATGCAAATCAACTATGAAGCTTGGCACATGATCAAGAACCGATTCACTGCAGTTAGACCAGAGAACGCAACACATGATTTTGAATGATAATTACCAAGAAGCTATCGCACGAATTCAAAGTGCATATATCTTATGTTGTGGTGGTCACTATGAACCTAAGAGCGAAAGAGACTATCAGTTGTCACTTGTGTTAAATAAATTGTTGAAAGAACTAGGAGAACTACCTTGAAGCTAAAAGCAAAAGACATTAAAAACATTCGTCTAACATGGCAAGAAGTTAAGAACGATGGTACAATCTCAAATCGTTCTTACGCTTGTGATGATAAAAGTGCAAGCTGGCATTTGATGCAGATGCGTAAGAGTCCTTCCCTTCGTAATATTAAGATGGAAAAGCTTTGAATAAAGCTGCAAAAGGAGAAACTATGAATGAAGAGTATTCAGTTGGTTATAATGAAGGTTATCAGACTGGTCGTAATGAAGCTATTGATGAACTAGAGCAGGAGAATCGTTTGTTACGTGCTCGTAATGATCGGTTGGAAGCAAAGCAATGGCTTGGACTAGACGATGACGAAATTGTCAGAGCATACGAAACAACAGGCCATTACCAAACACTGCGACCGCAAGATCGGTTTGCTGTGTTTAAGTTTGCCCGAGAAATTGAAATTCAACTCAAGCAGAAAAATTCATGATTGATTTAATTGCACAATTGCGGGGTGGTATTCCAGAGTGTTGTGATTTCTGCCGTAAAGTTTTCACGCAAGAAAACTATCCGACACCGGAAGAGGGTGGTGAATGGGCTTGTATCGAGTGCGTAATTCGTTGGGATGCTGAATATAAGGAGTCTAATAAATGATCAAACTAATTTTTGTGCTATCATTAGTGACGCTGATTGTAGCTGGTGTATTTTTCTTTTTTTAAGGAGTCAGATGCATCTTCAAAGTGGAAAGCAGTTAAAACTGTGCTATACTTGCTGTTCTTCGGGTTCATTGCTTCGTCAATTCTGGCTGGCATTGTTATTTTGTTTTAATCAAAGGAGTATTTATGAAATTTATTAAAGGTATTATTCTTGCTGTTGCAGTTGCGTTGGCTTCTGTAGGTTGCACTCGCATTGAGACTGGTGAAGTTGGTGTACGGGTCAATGCATCAAAACAGATTGAAGGCTCCGAGCTACCACCCGGTTCATGGAATCAAACAATGGTCGGTTCTGTGCTTACATTCCCAACTAAAGATATCTCTGTTACACTTGACAATAAAACACCAATGACTGCAGACAATAGTGCTCTTGCAGACTTTGATATTACAGTTGTCTACGGTTTGAATCCTACTTCAGTTGCTGAACTGTACTCTACCAAGAGTCGCAGCTTTCATTCTGAGCACAAGGGTGATATTTATCTGATGCATTCGTACATGAGCACTCTTGTTAACAACGCAGCTTATAAGGTTGTACGTGGTTATAAATCGCTTGAAGTTGCAGACAATCGTGCTAAGATCGAAGAGCAAATTCGTGATACCGTACATGAACAACTTAAAGCTGAAAAGCTGGATAATGCTGTATCATTGACTGTAGTGCAAGTTCGTAATATTCTACCTAACGCTGAAATCCTGCAGTCTGCTACCAACTATGTTCGTGCTCAAAACGAACTAAAGATTAAGCAAACTGAAGTTGATATCGCTAAGAAAGAATCTGAGCGTATGGCTGCACTGAGTTCTAACTCTGGTCAATCTATCGCTTATATGCAAGCCCAAGCCCAAATGAAGATTGCAGAAGGTATTGCAGCAGGTCGTGTACAGACTATTGTTGTGCCAATGGATTTCAAGGGAATGGTTTCGATTGGTAAGTAACACAGGGAGGGCTTCGGCTCTCCTTTTATTATTTAAAGTTTGGAGGAACTATGGAATATTTTGTAACTGTCAAAGTTGAAGAAACACTGGTAATTGATGATGTGTGCAGTGAAGCTGAAGCTATCAAATATGCATTACAATTCTTTGATCGAACAGCACATGATCCTGAAATTGTAGAAGTATGGAGTGACGAAGATGAAACCGAAGAGTGAAACTATTATTTGCAACGCTATCATGACACCCGATGGTACTTACCTGCGTAGTTACCACAGACATGACTACAAAGAATATACAGATAAGTTTTCTGGTGAAACTTATGTAGTAGACGGTGGTAATGATTACTTGCGCCGTAGCGTAAATACAACACCTGCTACAGCAATGGATGTATACCTAAGTGATCCTTTTGAGACTATTCGTGAAGCTTTTGTGTGGAAGTCCTACGGTAAGTACGGTGAGCTTCTACCATACGGAAAATATATTTGCTTGTGCGATATGGAAGATGATCATATTGCTGCTATACTTGAGACTCAAACGCACATCAAGGGAACTTACGTAGAAGACTTGATGAAACAAGAGTTAGCTTATCGAAAGGAAAATCATGTCTGACGTAGAAAAATTTTGGTCTGCAGTAGCTGCAAAGTTCGGTGACAAGCGTACATGGCATCAGTTGAATCCAATGGAGCAACAGATGGTTATCCAAGGTATTAACATGATCTTACAGGTGGTGCAACGATGACAATTCCAGAAGGCTTTAAGCCACAACTTGCAATCGAGCAAACCAAGGTTAAAACACAACCAACAAACATGTACATGTCTGAAAAGCTTGACGGTATTCGCTGCATTGTCTTCGGTGGTGTAGCTTACTCACGTAGTCTTAAGCGTATTCCAAACTTGAGCATTCAAGCTTATGTTAACTATTGGGCACACATCTTGGAAGGTATGGATGGTGAACTTATCGTTGGCAATAAGAATGCACCCGATGTATTTAACCAAAGCACTTCTGGAGTCATGCGTATTGAGGGTGAACCTGAGTTTACCTTTTGGGTATTTGATCGTTGGCATCCTACAGCTACTTGGCTTGAGCGTTATGCACGTTTGGTTAATCTAGATCGTGATGATCGTTTGCCATTGCGAGTAGAAGTATTGCAGCACTATTCCATATCATGCGATGAACAGCTTGATGAATTTGAAGCTGAAATGCTTGCTCAAGGTGCAGAAGGTGTTATGATTCGTGATACTGATGCTAAATATAAGTGCGGTCGCTCTGGGACTAAGAATCCAGAACTGCAGAAGGTCAAACGCTTTGTAGACAATGAATTTGAAATCATTGGTTGGGAGCCTAAGTACACCAATACCAATGAAGCAAAGACAAATGAATTAGGGCGCACAGCACGTTCTACAGCTAAAGATGGTATGGTAGCCCTAGACACAATGGGATCGTTAATTCTACGCACCTCTAAAGGCGATACATTCAGTTGTGGCAGCGGTATGACTGATGCTATTCGTGCTGATTTGTGGGAACGTAGAGAAACATTGTCAGGTCAACTTGCAAAAGTTAAGTATTTTGATGTTGGAACAGGATACAAAACTCCTAGATTCCCGATATTTTTAGGATTAAGAGATGAACGAGATATTTGAATATATTGAATACAATGAAAGTTCTATAACTAATTTAATTGCTATTAAAAATAGAGTTTTATGGAATGGTAGGATAGTATGGTCAGAGCTTGACGATGTTGGTTCTTTTACATTTAGGAAAAATGGTGATCCAAAATGTATAAGAATTTGCTTTAATAAGAAAACCTATTATGCTCATAATCTTGTGTGGGAAATACATACAGGAAGAAAAGTAACTAAAATTATTGATCATATTGATGGTAATCCTTTCAATAACAAAATAGATAATTTACGTGAAGTAGACTTTGTAGATAATGCAAGAAATGTTAAAATTTCACCAAGAAATAAAACAGGTGTTGTTGGTGTATGCTTAACATCTGCAAACAGTGGTGAATACACTTACTATGAAGCATTTGTATCTGGTTTAGATGGTAAACTTGTACGTAAAAAGTTTAATTTCACATTAAATAAAGAAAAAGCTTTTCAAAAGGCTTGCAACTGGAGAAAAGAACAGTTAGAATTGTTAAACTCTCTTGGTGCAGGTTACACACAGAGACATGGGAATTAATTACAGTCGATATCCGGCATAAAGACGATTTATGATATTTTGACGGAAACAGAAAAGGAGAAACAAATGACAGAACGTAAATTAGCAACTATTCGTAAAATCGCAGCAATTGAACCCATCGAAGGTGCAGACGCTATTGAAGTCGCTGTAGTCGATGGTTGGAAAGTCGTAGTAAAGAAGGGTGAATTTGCAGTTGATTCACTCGCCGTGTACCTCGAAATTGATTCTTGGGTTCCAACAGAACTTGCACCATTCCTATCCAAAGGTAAAGAACCTCGTGAATTTGAAGGTGTTAAAGGTGAACGTCTACGTACAGTAAAACTACGTGGTCAAATCTCACAAGGACTACTGTTACCTATTCCAGAAGATACCATCAAAGGTGCAGGTATTCTTATCAGTGAAGGTTTAGACCTGACAGAACACTTGGGTATTCTCAAATGGGAACGCCCAATGAATGCTCAACTCGCTGGTATGGCACGAGGTAATTTCCCTGCGCTTGTACCAAAGACTGATCAAGAGCGTATCCAAAACTTGACACGATCTTTTGAGCAATATCAGCTTGATACGTGGTCAATCACAGAAAAACTTGATGGTTCATCTTGCACATTCTATCTTGATGACGAAGGTGTATTTCATGTATGCTCACGTAACTTAGACTTGAAAGAAGACGAAGCAAATTCATTCTGGAAAGTAGCACGTAAGTTTCAAATTGAAGATATCATGCGTAGGAATTCTATGCTAGGTATGGCAATTCAAGGTGAAATGATCGGTGAAGGTATTCAAGGTAATCAGTACAAAGTACAGCTTGACTTCTACGTTTACGACATGTACAATACTCATACAGGGCAATACATCTTGCCTGTACAACTTAAAGCAGCGTGTGAAAAGCTTGGGTTAAAGCATGTGCCTGTCATTGTAGAAGCCACTGAGATTAAAGAACAAACGATTCAAAGTATCTTGGAATACGCAGAAGGTAAGTCTTTAATCAACGGCAGTAACCGTGAAGGTATTGTGTTTAAGAGTAACACTGTGCATGATCGATCATTCAAGTGTGTGAGTAACAGTTGGTTGCTCAAAAATGAATAAGGGGTAGAATTGGCAGCATTTATCAAACACATCAATTGTGACGAGTGTGGTTCATCTGATGGCAGAGCAGTGTATGAGGATAAGTCCACGCACTGCTTTGTCTGTGAGCATACTGTACCTTCGGATGAATTCAAGGAACAAAATTCCAAGAAGAAATCCAAAGTAAGATCATCAACATCAAAGGAAGAAAAAAGTATGGAAGTTAAACCAAGTAGTAAACCCGCTATGACACCCGATGAGAATTCAGATATTAAATTCGCAACTGGTGTGTCAGGTAAAGGTTTTCGTGGACTCAAAGATGAAACTACAAAACCATTTGGAGTTCGATATTCTTATGATGATAATGAAGAAGTAGAAGAGCAATACTACCCAACTACACAAGATGGTCAAATCGTAGGATACAAAATCCGTGAAGTACCAAAGAACTTTTATTCTAAAGGTCGTACTGGTGCTGACTGCGAACTGTTCATGCAGTTTAAGTTTAATCGTGGTGGCAAGTATGTGTTGATTACCGAAGGTGAACTTGATGCACTATCTGCATATCAGATGTTTGCTGACTACAATAAATCTCGTGGTGGTGATTATGAGATGGCTGTCGTTAGTCCAACTACAGGTGCTAACTCACATAAACAAATTGCAGCGCAGTATCGTTTCTTTGATAGCTTTGATCAAATTGTTGTTTGCTATGACAATGATAAAGCTGGTAAAGAAGCAACTGAAAACGTAGTCAAGGCTTTACCAAAGGGTAAGGTCAAGATCATGCACATGCGATACAAAGACCCTAATACTTATCTTGAAGAAGGTAAGGAAGATGAATTTATTCGTAACTTCTATGAAGCTAAACGATATACTCCTGTTGGTGTATTGGGTAGTGGTGAACTGTACGATAAAATCCTAGCGCAAGCTGCTGTACCAAAAGTACCATTTCCGCACTTCATGAATACACTCAACGAAATGCTTGTCGGTGGTTTACCTTTGGGACACATCATCAACATTGCTGCAGGTACTGGTCTTGGTAAAACATCCTTTGTTAACGAAATGGTTTATCACTGGATTTTTAACTCACCGCATAAAATTGGTATTGTTTCAATGGAGTTGGATTCTGGTCAATATGGTGAAACACTATTGGGTAGACACCTTAGTCGTAAAATCTCGTTGATTCAAGATGATGAAGCTAAGAAAGACTTGTTGGAGTCTGATAAAGTACGTGAGAAGGCAAATGAGCTTTTCTACAATGAAGATGGTCAACATCGTTTCTATCTACTCGATAACCGTGATGGTACAATCGAAGAGATTCAAGATACAGTAGAAGAGCTTGTGGTATCATGCGGTTGCAGAATTATCGTACTTGATCCTTTGCAAGATATCTTAGATGGACTATCCAATGAAGACCAAGCGTTATTCATGAAGTGGGCCAAAGGTATCATCAAGAGTCATAACGTTACTTTGATCTTTATTAATCACGTTCGTAAGTCAGCTTCTGGTGCTCAGAATTCATCACAAGGTGCTACATTCGGTGAAGAAGAAATTCAAGGTAGCTCTACTATCATTAAGTCAGCTTCAGCTAACATTTTGTTAAGTAGAAATAAGTACGCAGAAGATGCAACTGAACGAAACACTACCAAGGTTGTACTAAGTAAGAATCGCATTTGTGGATTGACAGGACCTGCTGGTAACGTTTACTACGATAACGACACTCACACATTGCACAACTTGGATGACTGGTTGAACAATAACAATTAAAGCTTGACGTAGACCTAGAGTTGTGATAGACTCTAGGTTTTCTTTATTGGAGAACTATAAATGGATTTGACAAAAGACTGGATTTATGACCTTGAGACATATAAGTCAGCTTTTACGTTTGCTGTCATTCGTGCAGATGGTAAGTTTCCACGAGTATTTGAGGTTTCTGAGCGTACAAATGAACTTGACCGTATCTACGCTTGTGTAGATCACATTGAAGCCACTACAGGTCGTTTGGTAGGCTTTAACAACGTAGGATTCGACTATCCAATCTTGCATGAAGTTTTGACCAATCGTAGGTCTTGGGAAGCTAAGAGTGGTAAGCAAGTTGCTGCTGCTGTATACAAGCTTGCACAAAAACAGATTGACTCCTTCAAGGATAACGGATTTGGTCATAGCATCAAAACTGATGAACAAGTTATCAAGCAAGTTGACCTGTATCGCATTCATCACTTTAATAACAAAGCAAAAGCCACTGGTCTTAAGATGCTAGAATTCAACATGCGTATGGATAACATCGAAGACTTGCCTTATGCTGTAGATGCAGAATTAACAGGTGATGAGATTGACAGACTCAAAACATACAACATGCACGATGTGCGATGTACGCTTGCATTTTATCTTAAGTCTCTTACACAAATTGAATTCAGGGATAATCTGAGTATCAAACTTGGTCGTGACTTTACCAATGCTGATGACACTAAGATTGGTGCAGAATACTTTCAAATGAAGCTTGAGGATTCAGGTGTTAAGCTGCACACGTTCAAAGACGGTAAGAAAGTCATGATGCAAACCAAGCGAGACAAGATTGCAATTAAAGACTGTTTGTTCAAATACTATAAGTTTGATCGTCCAGAATTCCAAGCTGTTTATGATTGGTTTTCTAAGCAGGTAATCACTGAGACTAAGGGTGTGTTTTCAGATATTGAAGAGCATAATCTTGGTGAAGTTGCAAAGTATGCAAACCTTACTGTAAAGCGTAAGAAGTTTAAAGGTGCTCCAACTGAACGAGATAATGATGACTTCAAGAATCAACATCCTATGGGTTGGATTGAAGTAGAAGAACTCAAAGCTACAGAATATCTGTTTGATGCAAACGGTCAGCATGTAACTGAGTACGTATTGGATGCAGATGGTTGTCCAGACCTTGGTAAGAAGCCTAAGAAGGTCAGAGTACCCAAGAAATCCTATTGGGGATGCTACCGTATTGCTGAGACACTAAACGTCCTTGTAGACGGTTATCGCATTGATTTTGGTGTAGGTGGTGTACATGCTTCATTATCTGAACGAATTGCTAGTGCAGGTAAAACCTACATGCTTCGTGATGCTGATGTTAGCTCAATGTATCCAAACATCGCTATCTCAAATAAGATTTATCCTGAGCATTTAGGTGCAGAGTTCTGTGTGATTTATCAAGACATGTATGAACAGCGTAAGTCATATGCAAAGAATACTCCTGAGAATGCAATGCTCAAACTTGCACTCAACGGTACTTATGGTAAAAGCAACGATAAATACTCTGTGTTCTATGACCCGAAGTTTACAATGTCAATTACCATCAACGGTCAGTTGTCTTTGTTGATGCTTGCGGATCGTTTGTTACAGATTCCAAAGCTAAAATTAGTGCAGCTAAACACCGATGGTTTGACTGTAGCTATGACACGAGACAGTGAAGAGCAGTATAATGCGATTTGCGATCAATGGCAAAAGGATGTAAAGCTTGAGCTAGAGTTTGTGGATTACAAGAACATGTATATTAGAGACGTAAATAATTATATTGCGTTGTACACAAATGGTAAGGTTAAGCGCAAAGGTGCATATCAATACGAAGATTTGGGATGGCATCAAAACCAAGGTAGTCTAGTGATTCCAATGGCTGCAGAAGCTGCTATGCTACATGGTAAAGACGTAAGAGAATTTATCAAAGAGCACTTTGAAGCTGGAAACATCTTTGATTTCATGCTACGCACAAAAGTTCCTCGCAGTTCAAAACTTGTGCTAGAATTTGAAGATGCAAGAGTAGAGCAACAACAAAACATCTGCAGGTACTACCCTTCTAAGTCAGGTGGTAAACTAATCAAGTTGATGCCAGCATTGGAAGACAATGAAGATAAGTCAGATCGTAGACTTGGTATTGATACCGCTTGGAATGTCAAGACTTGTAACAACATGCAAGACTTTGATGGTGATATCGACTTTGAATACTATGTACAAGAAGCTGAAAAGCTAGTTATCGGAAAGGTTTAACATGAATGAACGAATTAAAGAAATTGCTAGTAAAGTTGGATTACCAACGTATAATCCAGAGGGTTTACCAACTAAATTAGAAAAGTTTGCTGAGATGATAGTTGATGAGTGCTGTTTTAAGCTTCTAATGATGGATGCAAAGGCACAAGGTGCTCATAACTATTACAAACATGCTGCAATTGAACTTAAACGTAATTTTACTGAGAAATTATGAGTTGGGGTGCTTTACCGTTTTGGGTGTATGATACAATATACGAACATGACCTTGCTAAGATACAATGCTGCTTTGAAGATGAATGGTTTGCTGGTACTCATAAGCAGCTACCTAAGCATGTAATTAGCATGTCAAAAGCTACTTTTAAAACACACGATATTGAAGGATGGAACTATGAGTTACCAGTACAAGTACGATAAAGAGTATCAGACGTTGCAACAGTTTGATAAATATGGTATACTTCGATCTAGTATGAGTATGCCTCAGTCCGATCTTAACGAATTAGCTAGGTTAAATATCAAAGAAAATATTTTGCGAAATGTTGACATGGAGTTGGAAATTGATGTATAATTGAGGTTGATGCTAAGGTCGCACCTTAGCTACACTCGGAAGCTGTAACAGCATCAAGATAAACGAGTTGCAAAGCATAGACCTATTGACTCAATGGATTGATTTCTGTTAGAATACATAGGTAAATCTTGACCATATTTAAACGGCGTTAGTACAACGGATAGTGCAAGTGCCTTCTAAGCATTCAATAGTGGTTCGATTCCACTACGCCGTACCAAATAATTAGTCCCGCTATGCTTGTTGCTCATATCCCTAGAGTTAACAGCACACTTCAGCGCCATATGAGCATAAATCTTGCCACATATGGGTAAAATATACGAGTGATGGTGGACTTCGTATACGGATTTCTAGACCAAAGGATTGTCGTCCGGATGTAATAAGACACTATAATACTGGTTTAGGGACCAGAGGTTATAGTTCAGTATATTTCAGGTTGGGTAAACGAACGTGGTTTACTATTTGGGACGAAAAGTCGGCGTAATTGCAGGACTCTACTCTAAGATACGGAATGTACTGAACTATAACTAAGGAGTAGGAATGAAAAATCTATTGATTGGTTCACAAGCATTGCAATACTGGAGTAACATCTTTAAAGCAAAGCCAGATTCAGATTGGGACGTTATCAGTGAACATAAAATTACTGATACAACAAAGCGTATTGAGCACCATACGTTTAATCAAGTCGCTAATTACGATCTGTTAAACTATGCAAGTACGCACTGGATTGAAATTGCAGGTCAAAGAGTTTACGTAGTCAACCCTGTTGGTCTTGCAATTGTAAAGCGCAGTCACCTATGGCGTGATCGTAAGTTTGAAAAGCACATGACACAATACAATATGTACTTAAAAGCATTTCGTCCCTTCTTTACTGATAAGGATGAAGATGTACTGAATAAACGCATCAAGCTTACTATGTCAGCATATCCACAAGGTAATCCGAACTTGATGCAAACAGTAGAAGGTTTCTTTGATGATGCAGTAACTAAGAAGTATAATCATGACTACTTGCACGAATTGTTTGCTTACCATGAAGAACCCTTGTATAAAAAACTGCAAAAAGATTCAAAGTTAGCGTGGTGTGATAAAAATCTGTGGTACAATCTAAGCCATGCAGACAAACTCAGATGCATTGCAGAAGAAGCTTATGTTATTTCAACCGAAAGGTTTTTAGTGCCTAGCGATTGGAAAGCACCAACTAAACTAGCGTTTTATAAATCAGTAAATAAGATTTGTACTACACTATGTTCAGGTTGGTTTCGTGATTATGCAATTGATAACTATACAGAAGTCTTGGATATGTTTGATGCTGCTAAGTTTGAAAATGTTAAACAAATTTTACTAAAGGAGTAATATGTCTGATAAATTAATTGATAGAGTCAATGCACTACTTGTAGAAGCTGATACTGAAGTTAAAACTGAATTTTTCGATTGTGAGTTTACTTCTGAATACGATTGGGACACTAAGAGTGTTAAAGACTTTAGAAAGCAACTCAGAGAAGCTAAAATCAACTTCGAACTCGTAGATCGCTATGGTGGTGAAGACCAAGGTTCTGACTACTGGAGTGTGTATTCATTCTCAGATGGTATGCAGGTTGTATTCATTAAGTTTAATGGTTGGTATGCATCTTACGATGGTTCAACCTACGAAGAGTTCTATGAGGTCAAACCCGTAGAGAAAACTATCACTGTATTTGAAAAGAAATAAGGAGAGTTATATGAGTCTTAAAGAAGCTTTACAGGTTATATTTGATAGTGTAACTGATAATTCACTAGGATATATGATGGATGAAAGTAACTGTTATGGTGAAATTGAAAAGGCACTTGACAATAATTTGATCAATTACACAGCAGTAGATTGCTACGGTGGTGAAGATCAAGGTTCTGACTACTGGTGCGTATGGAAGTTTAGCAAAAGCGGTGAAGATTGCTTTGTTAAGTTCTACGGTTGGTATGCATCACACTATGGTACAGATTACCAAGGTTATAAGTTTGTAACACCTGAAAAGAAAACAGTTATTGTTTACGAATAATTAATGACCAGCGGGTCAGTAGCTTAAAGGTGAAGCCCTCGACTCATAATCGAGATAGTGCTGGTTCAAGTCCAGTCTGACCCACCAAAAACGGACATGATGTGTCAATTACCTGATGCTGGTATGAAACTTCCTAATAGCATAGGAGGAGAAAGCGGGTTAGATTCCCGTTGTTGTCCACCAAAATAAAGTCAATTAACTATTGACAAAGCATTTGCAGTTTGCTATAATTGCACTTCGGTTACTACTTCCGTCATAAGTAGAGTCTTTTATTAATAGTCGAAAGGAAATATTATGCAAAAACTAACAGGTATGCTTCTCTATGTACAACTACACAAACCAGTCAAAGGTTATGTTAAAGCAGGTGATGCACCAAAGCCAGATGAATGGAAAGCTTCGGTAGCCATTACTGATGAAGATGTACTAGATGAATACGAAGCATTCGCTAAACAAGTAGATGCCAAGACTTCAATCAAGAAGGTTAAAACCAGTGAATTTGAAGGTATCTATAAAGTAGCACCTCCAGAAGATGCAGGTAAGAATATTTGGGTTGTAACATTACGCAAGTCTACAGAGCTAGGTAAAACTGGTAAACCTGTACCTGATTTGTACAAGCCAAAAGTCTTTGAGAAAGTCGGTAAAGCACTAGTTGATGTTACTAACAGTAAGCTACCTGCAAATGGTTCTTACGGTTCAATCAGCATTGATAAGTTTGAGCGCACTAACGGCACTACATCTTTCTATCTAAAGAATGTACTAGTTACTTCAATGATTGAATATGTAGCCGAAGAGGGTGCAGGATACGAAGCTGGTAGCGAATTTGATGATGAAGCTGAAGAACCAGCACCAGCACCAAAAGCTAAGGCTGCAGCTAAACCAAAAGCTAAACCTGCAGCAACCCCTGATGATGACGATGACATTCCATTTTAATTAAAGGATTAACATGACAAAACAAACTAAGGATATTATGACAATTATTTTCATGCTTACTTTTGCTGTGTTACTGATCATCTTTGGACCCATTGCTATTATCTGGTCACTAAACACATTGTTTCCAGTTCTAGCAATTCCATTTGGTTTTTATCAGTGGGCAGCGGTAGTTCTATTGAACTTGACAATTTTCAGCAAAGCAGTTTTTACTAAGAAGGATTAATATGAATCAAAAAGAAGCAATCGCAAAACTAGTTCGTATTTATACTCAAGAACAGTCACTAGCTGAAGAAGCTAAAGAAATCAAAGATGACGCTAAAGAATCGGGTCTTGATCCAGCAATTGTTAGTGCAGTAGCAAAAGCAATCGTTAAGAACAAGGTTGATGAACTAAAAGCTAAATCAGACGAAATTCTGAAAGCTATTGACATTAGCCGCAGCTAATATTTTACCCGAGGCTAACACCCTCGGGTTTTTCTTTAAGGAGAGCCTATGAGTAAAAGACTCTTAATCGTAGACGGTGACTTAGTTGCATACAAACATGCTGCTGCTGCTGAAACTCGCACGATTATTGCAAAGCATTTAAAGTCAGGTAGAGAAAAAGAATTTGGTACAAGAACTGAGTTCAAGAAGTTTTTAGCAGACAAAGAGATTGAGTTTAAACCTGAAGCTTATGTAATTACAGACCATCAACATCCTGTAGATATTTCATTTGCGGTAGGTACTGTCAACAAGAGCATTGAAAAACTTCTAGAATCAACATGGTGTGATGAACTTGAAATTTACATTGGTAGTGGTAAAACCTTCAGACATGATCTAGCGTTACCTACACCATATAAAGACAACAGACAAGACACGATTAAACCTGTGCATTTAACTGCAGTTAGAAATCATCTAAGACGCAAATACAAAGCAAAAGTTGTTGATAACGGTCTAGAAGTAGATGATGTAGTAACAATACGTTCGTATGAAGCCCTCTATAACGATCAGGAAGCGGTGTTAGCAAGTGTAGATAAGGATAGCTACCAGTGCCAAGGAATTCACCTGTTTAACTGGACAGATGAAGAGCCTAAGATTCACCTTATTCCAACAGTTGGGCACTTGCGTAAAGTTAAAACTACAATCAAAGGTGATGGTCTAAAGTTCTTAGCATTTCAAGTACTGGCTGGAGATACTGCAGATACTTACCAAGGTTATCAGTTGTCTCAAGTAAAGTATGGACCTTCTAAAGCAATGAAGGCTTTAGAGAATGCTACTACAGAACAAGAGATTATGCAGATTATGTTTGCTGAATTCAAACGACTGTATCCTGATAAATTTGAATATAAAGATTGTCATGGCAAGGAACACATTGCAGATTGGCAGATGATGCTAAAAATGTATTGGAAGTGCGCTTACATGAAAAGAAGTTGGAATGATCCTAGTGATGTGTATGATTTTATGGATGAAAGAGGTATTATGCTATGAGTGAAGAATCCTTACTTTACCGATTAAGAAAACGTGCAGAGATTCGCAGAAATATTGAGTCTAGGAAGTCAGTACAAGAAGGTAAACCAGATAGAATCTCTGATTTACTTGAAGAAGCTGCTAATGAAATACATAGATTAGAGCAAAGGTTGCACTCCAATGACAACTGATTTATACAATACTGCAGATGTAAAGAAAGTGCGTGAACAGCTAACTAAAGAGCAAAATAATAAATGCGCTGTAACTGGTTTAGATATTCCAACTAAACAACATGTACTTGATCATGCTCATGATGAAACACAACTTGTACGAGGTGTTTTACATCGTCAGGTAAATGCTTTTGCTGGTAAAGCTGAGAATGCTTACATTAGACTAATCGCTTGGTGGTATCCTAATGATCTACCTACTTTACTTAGAGAGTGCGCTGATTATCTTGAGAAGAAACCTGATGGTCGTTATCGTCACAATGGTTGGATTAAAAAGATTAACACCGAATTCAATAAGCTAAAAGAAGCACAAAAAGATAACCTGTTAGTAGCACTAAACCAAAGCAGAGGTAAAAACGGTGCAGAACGAAAGAAGTTATTTCAAAAAGCTGTATTGACAAAGCAATTCAGTTATGATACAATTCGCACTTTAATACAAGAGATAAAGGATTCACATGAAGATCAAAATAATTGACTGCAATGATGCTCTTCTTTGGTACAATAAACGTATCGGTGAAGAATTCGAAGTAACTTTTATTGAAGATAAAGCTTACTGGACAAGAGAAGGTGGACAATTCAATGCTTTAAATTGGGTTTATAAACATGATGCAACCGTAACGGAAGGAAATGTAGAATGAAACATTCAGATAAGATCGTGGAACAAGTCGTGAGAATGACAGGTGCTGGTATGAGTAGCCGATATGTTGCAGAAGAACTAGGTATTGGTAAATCTACTGTTAACGACATTTGGAATCGTTGGATTGCTGATCCTAAACCTTTCTATGATCCAGATGAAGTAGTATTTAAGCAAACAGAAGGTCCAAAGATTTTAGTATTCGATACCGAAACTGCAGCAGCTACTGCTCTCACCTTTGGTCGATTCAAAGTTAACTTATCACAGGATAATATCTTAGATAACGGTGGTTGGATTTTATGTGCTTGCTGGCGCTGGTTGGGTAGTAACAATACACAAAGTATCTACCTTACACCAGAAGAAGTAATCAATAAAGATGATTCACGGATTATTGCGAAGTTGTTTGAACTATACGAAGAAGCAGATGCTGTGCTTGCACACAACAGCTTAGGTTTTGATCACAAAGTAGTACAAGCAAGAGCAATCTATAATGGTTTTCCTCCATTGCCACAAGTAAAAGTACTAGATACTTTACAACTAGTTAAGAAGTATTTGAAGCTACCAAGTAATCGTTTGGATGCAATTGGTGAGTTCTTTGGGTTAGGTCGCAAAGTAAGCACTGGTGGTATTTCACTGTGGCGTAAAGTTCAAGAAGGTGATGTGCAAGCCATGAAAGATATGGTAACTTACTGCGAACAAGACGTAGATTTGCTGTATGATGTTTATTTGCGTACTCGTCAGCTAGGTCGTGCAGGTTCAGACTTCAATGCAGCTTTGTACTACAATGATGATCTTGTGCGTTGCCGTGTATGCGGTAGCTCAGAAGTTGAAGCTACAGGTCGTACAATCGAAACAGGATTGAATGCTTTTGATGAAATGCGCTGTAATGAATGCGGTGCGGTACATCGGCATCGTACACCGAAGACTACAAAAGAAAAGCGTAAAAGCTTGCTGATGTAAAGAACTTGTGCTATACTAGCACTTACAATTTGAGTTCACACCCCGGTTAACAGCCGGGGATTTTTTCATAGTAAAGGAGAAACATGATTTTCGACTATAATATTTCAGATTTTCAAATGGACTGTAATGCGTTCAACGAAATCGCAGGTAAGCACAAACTAACTACTTTAAAAGATATTGAGTTTCAATATAACTTAATCTTAGAAGAAACCAAAGAGATTAAAGAAAAAGGTATTGATAAGAACAATGCTAAAGAAGTAGTAGATGGTGTAGTTGATGTACTGGTAACAGCATTGGGTCTTGCACAAAAGCTAGAATACCTTGGTGTAGACATGAATAAAGCAATGCGAGATACCGCTTATAATAACTTAACCAAGTATCCTGCAAAAGAACTGACTGCAATTCAAACTGCACAGATGTATGAAGAAGATGGTATACAAGTTATTGTTGAATATAATTCTGAGTATGAGTTATTTGTAATTAAGAATCTAAAAGATAAGATCATGAAACCAATTGATTTTGAAAGCAATGATCTTAGCAACTGTATTCCTGCAGATTTACTATTGAATGGTTTTAAGGAGGACTGAGCATGAGTTTAAATGATATTATGGTTGATAATAAGGTCTATAGAGTTGTGTCGGATAAGAACGGTGTTCAAGGATGTAATTCCTGTGCATTTCGTAATGATAGCAGAGGTTGTAGATTATCAAATTTAATCGTAAATTGTTCTGAAACTGATTCATATTTTGTACCAGCATCAAAAGCAGATTTGCGATCAGATACACAGCAGATGAAAGATTGGAACAATGCTGATGTTGTACAAGAGCAATCTCCCGGTACTAAATATGATCAAGATAAGTTGCAATACAGTTTGATTCCATCCTATGCCTTAGAACAGATTGCTAAAAACCTTACAGTTGGTCTTAAGAAATATAAAGAGCGTGATAACTGGAAGAAAGTACAAGGTGCTGAACAGAGATATCTAGATGCTCTGTACAGGCACTTAGAAGCCCATAGAAGAGGCGAACTGTATGACACTGATAGTAGCGTACCGGACATGCTTCACATGGCTGCAGTAGCCGTTAATGCAATGTTCTTGCTTGAATTTATGCTAGACCCTAAACTTAAACAAAAGGAAAATAAATGATATTCCTGCAAATAATTAGTGCATTAGTTTTACTATGCATCATTGTAGTCATGTATGCGGCTGCTATTAAATTAGTAAATGAACACCGTGAACTACATAGTATTAAAGATGAACCAGAAGATCAAGATAACCTTGATTTAACCAATAAGCAGTGATATAATAGGACTCTCGTTTGTTCTGAAAGGTAGTAACAATGAATAAAAACACAACTCGACCCAATGCAATTGTAGCATTATGTATTATTTCTGAATCAGAAATTGTTAAAGTAATGCCAAATTACTCAAGTGAGTTTGAATATAGGGATGAAGAATTCAAAGACTTTCTTTATTCGCTAGGAATGAACGTAGATCGACCATACCAAAGGCAAGATGGTTTGCAGCATAGAAATCGTTTCAATGAAATTGTTGTGTGCAGTCGATGGGTGGGAGAGGAACGATTAGATAAAACTTGGATCACTAGTGGTTGCGCAAGTAGACCTGCTATTGATAAAGCAAGTGGAAGTAAATTAACAGAAGACATTTATCGTGCTAGATACGAAACTGAAGATGCACAGGCATTGTTAGAATCTAGAGATAAATATGCGACAACAACAACAGAGGAAGACTAAATGCAAATTAAGAAAGATTACACCCGAGATTCATTGTTCGATGAACTTGGTTTGAAACGATTAAAAGAATCGTACATGCGAGAGGATGAGGAATCACCTCAAGATAGATTTGCTTTTGTATCACAATCTTTCGCCACAGACGAAGCACATGCTCAACGTCTTTATGACTATGCCTCTAAGCATTGGTTATCATACTCTACACCGATTCTATCTTTTGGTAGAAACAAGCGTGGACTACCAATTAGTTGTTACTTGAATTTCTTGGATGATACATCTGAGGGTTTGGTTAACAATCTATCTGAAACAAACTGGCTATCTATGATGGGTGGTGGGGTAGGAGTACATGTAGGTATTCGTGGTTGTGATGATAAATCAGCAGGTGTAATGCCGCACTTAAAAGTATATGATGCATCTAGTTTGGCGTATAAACAAGGTACAACTCGCAGGGGTTCTTATGCTGCTTACTTAGATATCAGTCATCCAGATATTACTCAATTTTTAGAAATGCGTAAACCAACTGGTGATCAAAATATGCGTACATTGAATTTGAATCATGGCGTGAACATCAGTGACAAGTTCATGCAGATTATTGAAAAATGCATGATTGACCCAACAGCAGATGATTCGTGGGAACTGGTTCAACCACACAGCGGTAAAGTAACTGAGGTTGTTTCTGCTAAGGCTCTTTGGATGAAACTGCTAGAATTGCGTATGCAAACTGGTGAACCATACCTTTGGTTTATTGATCGTGCAAATGAAGGACTACCTGAATATCAAAAGAAACTAGGATTGAAAAATCACGGTTCTAACTTGTGCAGTGAAATTTCATTAGCTACATCAGCAGAACGTACTGCAGTTTGTTGCTTAAGTTCAGTAAACTTGGAATACTTTGATACTTGGAAAAACGATCCTCAGTTTATTCCTGACATATTAGAGATGCTTGACAACGTTATTGAGTACTTCATTCAGAATGCTCCTGATGAAATAGCAAGAGCAAGATTCAGTGCAATTCAAGAAAGAAGCGTAGGTGTTGGTGCGTTAGGTTATCATGCTTACTTACAAAAGAACAACATTGTCTTTGAGGGTGCATTAGCCAAGAGTACTAACATGCGAATGTTTAAGCATATCAGAACACAACTTGATGCTGCAAATGAAAATTTAGCAATCTTGCGTGGTCCTTGTCCAGATGCAGCAACTATGAATGTAATGAAGCGTTGTAGTCATGTTATGGCAGTTGCACCAAATGCATCTAGTTCAATTATCATGGGTAACACTTCACCAAGTATTGAGCCTTACTCAGCAAACGCATACCGTCAAGATACTACCTCTGGTGCATTCTTGAATAAGAACAGGTTTTTAGATAAGATTATCAAAGAGGAAGCTTTAAAGCATGAAGACTCTTGGTATGATGATACGTGGGCAAGTATTATTGCAGACGATGGTTCAGTACAGAATCTAGAATGGATGAATCAATACACCAGAGATGTATTTAAAACTGCTGCTGAAATTGATCAACGATGGATTATTGAACAAACATCCGATAGGCAACAATTTGTAGATCAAGCAATCAGTACAAATCTGTTCTTTAGACCTGATGTTAGTGTGAAATACTTGCATGCTGTTCACTTTCAAGCTTGGAAACAAGGACTGAAATCTTTGTACTACGTTCGTAGTTCTAAATTACGTAAAGCAGATAAGGTTGGTCAAAAGGTTGAACGAAGAAGAATTGAGGATGAAATCGACATGACATCATTAGTAAACAACGAAACTTGTTTAGCATGTGAAGGTTGATGTATAATAGGGGCTGCTTCGGCAGTCTCTTTCTATTTTAAGGATATAAATGAAAACAAAATTAAAACTTACAGATAAACGCAGTTACTTTAAGCCGTTTAGCTACCCTTGGGCATACGATGCTTTCTTAATGTCGGAAAAGATGCATTGGTTGCATACTGAAGTACCAATGATCGAAGATGTTAACGATTGGAAGAATAAACTTACAGAAAGTGAAAAGCAGTTTCTTACGCACATCTTTCGATTCTTTACGCAAGGTGATATTGATGTAGCTGGTGCTTATGTAACAAACTATCTACCAAATTTCCCTGCGCCCGAAGTACGAATGATGCTATCAAGCTTTGCAGCACGAGAAGCTATTCACGTTGCAGCTTATTCACATCTAATCGAAACATTGGGTATGCCAGAGACTACATACAATGAATTTTTACAGTATGAAGAGATGAAGGATAAGCACGATTATATTGAATCTTTTATTAATCAAGATGAAAATTCAGTAGCACAACAAGTTGCTGTATTTAGTGCATTTACAGAAGGTATGCAATTGTTTAGTTCTTTCGTGATGCTTTTAAACTTTGCTCGTTTCGGTAAGATGAAAGGAATGGGTCAAATCATTGCTTGGAGTCAAGTTGATGAATCTTTACATACTGAAAGCATGATTAAGTTATTCAGAGAATTTGTTAAAGAGAACAAGCACATTTGGACCGATGAATTAAAATCTCAGTTGTATACCATTGCACAAAAGATGGTTGATCTTGAAGATAAGTTCATCGACTTGGCCTTTGGTGTAAATGAAATGCAAGGATTAACTAAAGAAGAAGTTAAACTTTATATTCGTTATATTGCAGATCGCAGATTGATTGCTCTTGGTTTGAAAGGCATATTTAAAATCAAAAAGAATCCTTTACCTTGGGTTGACGGTATGCTTGGTACTACACACAGTAACTTCTTTGAGCAACGGGTAACTGACTATGCTAAGGGCGCTTTGACAGGTGATTGGCAAGATGTGTGGGCTAAATAAGGTCTGTTCTCGCTGTGGAGAATTAAAACTCTACAGTGAGTTCTCAAATTACAAACATTCTAAAGATGGTAAGAAAGCTGCTTGTAAATCTTGTCAAAAAGTTTACAATGACAAATGGTTTGAGAAAAATCGAGATAAGAAAGCAGATTCTAATCGTTGGTGGATGATTGAAAATAAATACGATCTAACAAAAGAACAATACTTACAACTTTTGGAAGCACAGAATTATAACTGTAAGATATGTGGTATACATCAAGATGACAATACTCATAAATATCTATATGTTGATCATTGTCATTCAAGTGGATTAGTCAGAGGATTATTGTGCAGAGCTTGTAACTCAATGCTTGGTATGGCTAAAGATAATCCGATTATTTTAGAAAACGCAATTAATTATTTAAAGGAAACAAATGCAAAAATTAGTAGTATTTAAAGCTCATTGGTGCGGTCCATGCAAAATGCTTAGTAAAACTTTACAAGGTGTTGATCTTGGTATCCCTGTAGAAACAGTAGACATTGACGCAGACCCTACAGCTACAACTGAATTTGACATTCGTGGAGTACCAACTGTACTTCTAATGAGTGACAACCAAGTGATGAAACGTAGATCAGGTTACATGAGTGCTGAACAATTAAAAGAGTTTGTAGGATAACTATAGACGTAAAAATACCCGGAGTCCTGTAAAGGATATCCGGGTTTTCTTTTATTTGAAAAGACCAGATAAATATCTAGTCTTACCATCAATTTTCTTAGCAGTTAATACTTGCTCACGGTTACTATTGATGTCATAACTGATGTGTGTCCATTCACCGAACTCTTGAATCGCTTGATCGAATTCAATGTTCATATCCGTTAGGAATTTAACAACATCGTATGGTGCTACACCGTCCACAACGATATCTACAGCTTTACCTTCGCTATGCTGACTTGTTTTAACGCCACCAACGGCTTTATTTACTGCAGGGCTACGGTAGCCGCTAGTAACCTTAATTGAGCGCCCTAGAGCCATTCTAAGCGGTTGTAGAACGTTTGTTACAAGCAGTTGTAGATTGGCAATAACCTCTGGTGTTGGTTCATTAGAGATGCCAAGTCGTTTAGCAGAAGCTGACTGTGTAAATTCATCCAATGTAAAATTCTGAGATAATTTCATATTGCACCTTACTTGGTTAATTTACTGATGGTGTCATCTTTTAATTGAGAATTGCGAGAAGACCCACGATGAAAGTTAATGATAGTACCTGTCAGTGTCCACAGGGAACCTAACGCCATGTAAACAATCTCTTTGTTCTCGGCAGGTACACCTTTAAAGAATGCAAGCCAAGATACAATAACTGCAGCACTTACGATAATAAAATCTAGAATATAAGCTGCATTTTTAGCTAAGGTAGAAGCAACGCTAGATTCTTGCACACGAGCATTCATTTCACGAGCACTTGCTGTATTCTTATTGTGCTGCTCTTCTTGGAATTCTTCGTGCTTAAAAGCTGCTAGTTTTAATTCTGCGATCTTTTCAGCAGACATATCAGGCTCCAGCTTTACACCTGTTTTCTCTTCTACGTAATCTAAACCTTTGTCTACTACAGCTTGAGCCATACGTGGAAGGTTATTAGCGATAAGAGAACTGACAATACTGGCAACTATTGGTAACATGTTATAATCCTATAATTAATTTGAGTACGTTAGTAATGCCCATTGATTGCGTAAGTACAACTAATACTGCACCAATTGCTAGATACTTGATTTGATTTAACGTTTTTTCAATACCAGATAAAGAATTGCGTAAATCTGTAGAAATATCTTGCAGTTTCTTTAGTTCTTCTGCGTGATCTTCCACTTTTAATTCTAATTTAATAACACGGTGTTCAATTTGCTCTGACATACTAATACCTTTGATTGATATGATTGTTCTAATCGTAATAAAAATAAAGCCTGAAAGCTGTCTGAATAAACAGAAAGCTTTCAGGCAAAAGTTAAGACTATTATATCATAACTAATTGGTTAAATCAAGGGTGTTTCTTCTATAGTTTCTTTTAAGATATTTTCAGGTTCGATTGGCGGGACATAATCTGCAATTGAACCGTATTCACCTGCAAGAATATCAGCAAAAATCGCTCGACCATGTGCTTCGGTATCGTAAAGGCTTGCTGTAAATGGTAATATTTCCTCACCAAACTGACTGGTTGTAATTTCGCAGTCAATTGCGGTTTGATCTGCATTCACCCATCGTGGGTTTTTTACGGATGTTAAAAATGCTTGCATATTTTATCCTTTTAAGAAACACGAAGAAACAATGTAGCTGTATAAGTTGGACCAGAACCCATTGCTCTCCAAGTTCCAGAAACGACACCGTTAAAACCACCAGAAACAACGTTATTACCTGTAGAGAGAGATGTACCGTTGTAAACCCCTGAATACTGAATCTCTGATCCAGAGTATGTTGTACCCGCTGTTACACCCCCTGTACTTCTTGCAAGAAAAGCATAAGTACCAACAGCACCAACAGAAGCCGCAGCTATAGCATTTAATACACCTGTGCTCTGCGTAGTACCATCGTTGAACGTAATGGACGTTCCACCAACTGTTACTGCCATGAGTAACCTCCTTTAAATTTAATAAACAGTAAAACCATTTGCTGTGTCCATAGCAAACTTTAAAGTACCACCAGATGTTTTAATTTGTAAAACACCCGCAGATTCTTCTACAATCCAATTTGTGGTTATAAGTCTTGTAGAATTAGTCGCATTAGTAGCAGAAGTTGCACTGCTTGCACTAGTTGCACTAGTTGCGTTGGTAGCTGTAGCTGCATTACCAGTAATGTTAATACCATAAGTACCACCATTATTATAAACACCGTTAGTCACTGTAGCAGCGTTACCGCTAATACTAATACCCCAACTACCTGTAGCTCCTACTCCAGAAGTACTAGGTGCTCCAATGGTGTTATAACTAACAGTAACTGCTGATCCACCAGTAAAAGAAGCACCTGAACCTGAACCAGTACCAGCATTGTTAAAAGTAACACCATTGTTTAAGTTAACACTAATAGCAGCACTACCATTAAAAGGTACACCGTTGATGTTTCTACTAGTAGCTAACTGAGTAGCACTTCCTGCATTACCACCAATATCACCAGTTATTTTAGAACCAGCTAAAGAAGTAATAAACGCAGGATTTGCATAAGTTGCATTGGTGTAGACACCGTTTGTAACAGTACCAGCATTACCTGAGATAGCAATTGCATAAGTAGCTGCTAAATCATTCCATGCTGAACCGTTGTATTTTTGCCATTTATTAGAAGCACCGGACCACCTGATTGAATTTGTAGGAACGTTAGTTGCTGTAGTAACAGCGGGGTCAAGCCCCACTGCTAGATCATCAAATCTCGCATCCATTTCAGTTACAAAGTTAGCATAAGTACTTGTAATTGTAGGCTGTAAATGATTAGCCATATTTTAATATCCTTTAATAGACCAAGAAGCGTTTGCGCTTACTCTTGTACCAGAATTGTTGAATAAGTAAACTCTAAAAGATTGAGGATACATTGAACAGCTACCACTTGTATTAGCAGTTGGCATATTTACAGTAAACGTGTTAGTTGTATAACTTGTTACAGTATAAATCTCAACTATACCAAAACCTGTATTAATAAATAATTTTACGTTTTGACCAGTGATCATTCCATGATTGTTTATTGTAACTGTACAAACACCAGAACTTACAGAATATGTACCTGATACAAAAGTATCTTTGATATCATAGACTGGAATAATTGGACTTGTTGCGGAAGGTGACAATGTGATACTTTGTACATCAATAAACTCTTTATTAAAGTTTACGATAGTACCTAAAGCATCTGTTGACAAAGCCGAAGTAGTACCTGCATCATTCTTTAGTTTAGCATCAAGTCTAACTGTAAGTTTTTGAATTTCATACAGACCTACATTAGTGTTTTCTGTTACGGTAATCCTAATTTTTACGTATTTGAAGTTTAATCCAAATACATCAGTAACTCCATTATAGTCCACATAAGTTGAATTGTCAAGAGACAAACTGATCTTTGAAACAACCACTGGTGAGCCAGCAATAACATTTCCTGTAAAGTTTAACATTACTCTACTTGAAGCAAGTGGTTGACCGAAATCAAAAACTTCTTCGTAGAAACCTGTTCCACCAGAAGGTTGAATGAAAATTGGAAAACCTGCATTAACTTGATCTTGTGGAGTGTTCCATGATCTGGTTGTAAAGTGCTGTGCAAAAGTTTCAGTTGTATTAACTGGTAAAGCCAAAACTGTACCATCGAATGTAGCTGAAGATTTAGTACCTGAGAAATCACTGCTGAATTCACCATGAAATACGAAATCAGGAGGTTCAGAAACTAATGTAGTTACAGAAACAGGAGAACTTTCTACACCTTCTGTATCAACAGCAGCTAACCAATAAGTAAAATTACCACCAGTGCTTTCATTAACAGTAGTGAATTCACCCTTCTTTTCACCAAGGACAATTGCTGTATTCCAAGAAGAACCTTTCTTAATTAAGATGTGGTCAATAGGTAAAGATGTTCTAACTGGTAATGTCCAATAAAGCATAACAGTATTATCAACAACCTGTGTTCTTAAGTCAACAGGAGGATTTGGTGCAGCTTTAAAAACATCATCAGAAAAACCGGAAGATTTATTACCATGAATGTTGACAGTCTTTACAGTAAACACTCTCTCACCAAGCCAATCAGCAGGTAAAGTAATAGTGTTACCTTTTACAGTAGATAATGAACCGTTATAAGATACCTCATAATAGTCTATACCAAATTCAGAGTTTGTAACGTCATCCCATTCTAGAGTAACCGTTGCACTAGTCAAAGCCGTATCAGAATAAGAATGTCTAATCTCTGTAATATTAGGTACAACTTGCGGAATGTATGCAACTTGAGTAGTGTTTGTACTATAGTTATTAGATGTATCAATTGCTCTTATAAAGAACAACGCAGAACCATTGCTGGTAAATTTTGTAAAACATCTATTTACATCACCATAGAAAACTCTGAAGGTATCATTAGAACCCCAATTTGCATCTTGAGTTCTTACTTCATAAGTATAAACATCTGGTTCAGGATTTGCAGCCCAATTCAAAAGTAACTGACCGCTTGATCTATCTGAACTTACACTAAACTGAGTAACATCCGATGGTGGATTAGTTTTACCAACAACAGTATGGTTACTGTAAGATGACCAATCACCAACTAAACCATTACGTGCAACATAACGCATTCTAACTTTATAAGTTTCCCCTTGATTTACATCTATTATAGATGCTGAACCATTTTGGTAAGGAACAAAAACTGATCTGAAGTTAACATCTGCAGTTGAATTTAAGAGATCATATTGAACTTCTACAGATTCTACTGTAGTTGTTAATTGTGCTGCATTTACAAAAGACACATTGATCTTATAACGGAAAACACCTTTGGAAACTCTTTCCATTACAGATTCATCACTTACGAAAGCAGTAATCTGTGGTGTTTTTGTACCGAAGTTTTCTACTTGCAATGCAGGTGGTAATGTAATTTGAGATTCAAATACAGTAGATGCAGTCAAAGTTAAATATTGTGTAAAAATATTATATTCATTTGTTACACCATAATCAACAAGCGTTAATCTTGCAGAATTATTAGCAGAAGGTTCGATACTGATTACCATCAAGTCTTGTGCCTCTTGCTGTAACTCTCCAAATAAGAACAAGTCTAATACATCAGTTTGTGCAGCAGTTACACCAGAAGTTAAATCAATTTCAGTGTAATAACCATCTGTTGTTTTTGGCACTACGTTACGTACAATAGAATCACCTGTTTTACTTCTGAATCGCATGGTGTATGTAACACCAGCTTTCATTGGTAGGTCTTCATCTAGTTGTAACTTAGTATTGGAAATTCTAGCCTTAATACGACCACTACCTAAACCCCACATTGGTACATCGTGCATTACTTTGACGCGATCACCACGGTTACAAACTAAGTATTCAATGTCAGAGTTAATGGTATAAACTTCAGGACGTAACTTAATTTGTGCCATGTGCCAACGAGCATGATCAATGACCAATGAACGTTTGGTGACACCGGGAAGAGTAATACTTTCAAACAAACTTGCGTTAGCTGTACCTTTACCAATATCATAGACAATAATTTCAGATTCCTGATAATCCTTGTCTTGATCAAAGAAGGTTACACGTAAACCATCTGGACGTTTTGGTAAGCTTTTTGTTCCTTCAAAACCCCACGAGTTATGTGGTGTGAAATGCTGAATAACGTTAGGTTTAACCTCATCAATTACTACTGTCCATTTACCATCTACAAGTGCAGGACTAGCTCTACCAGCAGCACAAATGTCACGAATAACCTCTAGAATACTTCTAGCTTCACCTAGTACGCTGTTGTACTCAAAACCACGAGATTGACAGTAGTTATAAAAGTACTGTAATTGTGTAAGGTTAATCTGAGATGCAGCGTCAGTAATTCTACGAGGGTTTGCAGGATGCTCTAATACATAGCGCATTAAAGCAGCAGGATTACTTGTAGCACCATCAACCCAAGCACTGCCATTCCAGATTTTACAGTATGTTTGAACTACTGCGCTGATACCTTGAAGTGAACCATTAAGTTGATCTGTAGCTTTAATCTTAAAAGCACTTTTTGCAATTTTAGCACCAACAGGATCAACTGCAGGTTTATTGTTACGTAAGAAAGTTACATTCTGAAGTATAGCTTGAAAGTAATAACGTAGGTCTGGATTATCTTCGATGTTATCACCAGTTTCTCTACGCACTCTGACAAGCATTTGACTGTGGTTTAAATTGCTGTACGTTTTAGTAGTTGTAAAACCATCTTTTTTAGCAGTATCACCACCAATTGTCAAGCCCTCTAGTAATAACCAGTCGATGCCACCGTTAGTTGAATACTCCAGTCTAAACTTTACAGCAGTAGCAGCAGAATTACCAGACTGATCGCCTTTGATATAAATCTTGCGTAAACCTTGTGGGAAATGTAGTGCTAGAGTAGCTGAAGTTACAGGGACAATATTGCCTTCTGTATCATATTCAGTGCCAGTAGAAGCTTCAAACCAAGGACCGGGAGCTAAACCTTCGCTTACTATTTGAAATGTTCCGGGATAATCTCCACCTACTTTATCAAAAATAAAACTTGTACCTGAAATTAAACCTACAGAGTTAATGTTAAAAACTACCCTTTTAGTTGTTGAGTTAATATTAGTAACCACTAAGTTGGAGGCATTGTTAACAGTAAGATTCCAACCGCTAATACCAGAAGGTACTGTAAAAGTTACTGTTACTTGTTGACCTACAGTAAAACCTTGATTATAAAAATTACGCTGAAGTCTTGATACATTTGATTCACCATCGTAAACATATGTACCATTTACTGTTATAGGTGAAAGTTCAGGATTACCATCACAAACTAATTCAACTTGTGTATTAACTTGTGTTACATCTTTGCCGTAGATGGAGTTAAACTGCCGTTCTTTATCTACAGTTAATTCTGTAATACGATTAGCTGTAATATAATTATAATCGGTAAAGCTGTTTAATGGAACTGCACCAATACGTAAAGTATCAGCGTCAATAACCATTGGACCATACCCCCATACGAGTAGCATTGATAGATAACTATCACGTTCATTTTCGTATGTTAAAAAGTTAGTGCTACCTAATGGTGGAGTTACACGAACTTTACCTAATACTACAGGAATTGAACCGTAAGGTCTTTGTTGGTTTGAACCACCGTTGACCATTAGCTGACGCTCAGAAGAACCGGGATCGTTTCTATCAGCTTGTACTGGTGGTCTGACAGGGGCAATAGCGTTAACTAGAGCACCACCGATTAAGTTGACAGCAGCAATAGTGCCAAAATAAATAGCACCACCTACAGCAGCAGAGATAGTAGCACCTGCAGCAGCAGCACCTACAGCAGCGTATTGAAGCATTGCTGTGGCAGCATAAGGTGCGATCACAGCAATAGCAATCATAGCCAGCATACGACCTGCAGAACCTGTTGGAACCGCACGATACTCTACAGTGTCACCTTCTTTTAAAACAGTGTCTTGCCATTTCTCTTGAGGGATAACCATACCGTTAACCATCACAGATACTTTACTCTTTAGTTCAGGTGCAATATTATACTCTTTTGTTAAACCTTCAGCTAGTACTTTAAGAGTAGTGCCCGGAACAATTGGCATTGTGTAACGCTCAGTGCGTAAAGGGTGCGGTACTGCGTTAAGAACTACAGATTTCTTTTCAGAGTAATTAAAATAACCAACTCTACGTCTTGCCCAAGATGTTGAACTTAAGGCCTCAATAACGGTATCTTGATTTTCACGTACATGAATGAAATGCGTAGGACTAATAACAACACCAACGTGAGATTCGTTACCAAATACTCGAAACAATACAATAGAACCAACCACATGCTCTTCTGTTTGTTCCCAACCTTCTTTGTATTGTGCAATTAACTCTTCAATACGTGCAGTATCTGTTTGAGTATATTCTGCACTGAAACTTGGAAGATCAATCTTTAATTCATTCTTGTAAATTAGACGCACCAAACCATAGCAATCTAATCCAGTTTCATCCCTGCCTTTTTCAACGTAAGGAATACCAATGTATTTCTCAAAATTCATATTGTTCCTTTAAAACATACCGGGAAAATATCTAGGTGTAAATGAATGCATAGGGAAAGGTTCTCTTTCGTAATCAATCATTGCTAAATCAGCAGTAACTGAGTCTGCATTATAGTTGAAATTATTGATATAGAAATCAGAGAATGATACTTCAACTACATCAGGTGATTTACTTAGCACCAGTTCTAGCTTAATTCTTGGAGGTGCTGTAATGCTTCGAATAACCGGAGTTAAATACCGAGTTACATCGTACATTACAATTGAGCATCTTGGAGCTTGCGCTTCATCTTCAGATGGTAAGGAAATTTGCATCGGAAGGAAAGTATAATCAGCACCATTACTGGTAACACCATACACTACATCATCTGCTGTCTCTGAGATTCGTTTAGTGTAACCATCTGCCAATCTGAAAATTACTTCACTTTCATTATCAGGATTGTAGATGGTTAACAAGATGATTAAATCATCGTCTGAATCTGGAGAGAAAACAGCTTTCAATGCATTAGGCGACATTGATGTTAATCGACTCAAGGTAGTACCTCCAATTGTAACGAGACTTGCCAATATTCTGGTAAAAGATACGACAGACTAAACAAAGCACCATCTTGTTGTGGTACAATTCTAACCTCTACTGTCTCCAATGTTCTAGGGTGCGTGAAGTCAAAACGAACTGTACCTCTTAAGGTATCCATTGCGAATTCCCTTAGTGTTTCAACTTGAGCACTTGACATGTCGAATTGAACACTAAGAGTATCAGGACGTTTACCTCTTCTACGCATCTTTGCAGGACCAGCATCAGGCTGTGTTCTTAGGATAATTGCACCAGAAGTCTCTGAGTAACTAGCCAAAGGTGTTTGTGGTAGTGATGAAGGCCATACATAAGAAGCCATAATTATCTCCGAATTAGTTGAGGTTGAATACCGAATGTAGACTTGATAGATTTTTGTGAAGCACTACCGCTGCGTGAAATTTCACCAGCAGTCATATCACCAATTAATACTTCAATCTTACGGTTGCCTTTAGAATCAGTTGTTTCACTAGTAGTAGCTTGTGAAGAACTGTTGTTGATAACTTGTACAGAAACGTTACCGCCAGATGAACCACCTGAAGCAGCAACACCCAAGGAACCGTCAGAACCCCTGCGTAAAGGCATAATAGCTTCTGGTCCAGCCTCACCCATTAGACCCATGTTAAAACTTGTTGGTGAGCTTACAATACCGTTTGTGAATGCACCACCTTTGGCGAATGCTTGCATGTTACCTGAGTCAAACACATTACCTTTAGCAGAAGCAACTGGTGTACCTGTAAATGCAGAAGTAATAGTAGAGATGATACCTTGAGAGCCACCCATAGATTTATACATGTTGGTCATTGCCATTTGCATCTCAAGTTTAATCAATCCTACGATCATGGAATTAACCATTTCAGAGAATGATGTCTTACCTGTTAGTGCAAAATCTACGAGTGCATCACCCATACCTTTGAACAAGTCTTCGAATGCAGTAGCATAAGCCTGATTACGTTTGTAACCATCACTTAGCAAATACTGTTCTCTGTTATAAGTTTCTTCAGCTAGAGCTTTCTTAGCATCGGCTTGTTGCTGATACATTGCCCATTCTTCCCACCCAATGTTAACACCTGCATCAGAAAGTTGTTTCTGATACTCAGCATCAGCTTGTGCAGTTTTCTTGCGGTAATCTGATAGATTCTTAATTGCAGCTTTTTCATCATTGGTTTTAAAATCACCACCGTATTCAGCAGCAACGTTAGCACGATCAGCGGCAATGCCAGCCATTGCTTTAGCACTTTCAGCCTGTGCAGCAGCTAGACGTTTTGCTTCTGGTGTTGTGGCTTCAAGAGCAGCTTTAAGTTGTAGAACTTCATCTGCACCGAATCTACCTTCTTTAGCATACTTGTTAATTAGATCAATAGTGTTATAATACTCTTTACCAAGACCATCAGCTTTACCAAGTAGTTTGTTCTTAAGTTCTAAAGCATCTTTTGCATCTTTTTCAGATTGAACTAGTACTTCATTAGCTTTTGCTGATCCGTAAATAGCATCAATTTGTTTCTTCTGTTCAGCAGTAAAGGATTTATAAACATCGCTTTCTCTTACTTTATTCAAAGCTATTTCAGACTTTGTTAAATCTTCAACGGCTCCAACTTGTGTTTGATAAAACTTATTAGCTGTTTCTAAAGCTTGTGCAAAATCATTCGCTGCTTTTTTAGCATCAGATTCAGCTTTTTTACGTTTAGCTTCTTCGTCCTTAAGACCTTTTTCCAACTTAGTAACATCGGCAGAATTTTTAGCTTTCTCAGCACCTAATTCTTTTTGTGCATTAATTTGTTTACCAAGACTTTGTACGATCTCTTCGTAGTATTTTACTTCTTCTTCATTTGTTCTACCAAATCTAGAATACCAAGATTTACCTTTTTGAGCTTCCATCAAAGATGAAACTGCTTCTTTCATTTGATCTTCTAAAGTACCTTTACGACCAACATTGAGAATAGCATCCCACATTGATTTAGCAGTGCTACCAATACCAGAGAAAATAGTTTCAATAGCTCCCATGTCTTCTTTGATAACACCAGCTACATCTTTTAATGCTTTGGCATATGCTTCAGTTGACACTTTAGCAGCTTCAGTATACTTACCTGCACGTTCTAATTCTTGAATATGTCTAAGTACAGAAACATTGATTGTACCTAATTCTTTAGCAAAAGGAATTAAACCTTCTAATGGTTTTTCTGAAATCTTACTAAAGTTCTTTGCAAGAGTTTCAGCACTTATACCAGTAATCTTACTAACTTCAACAATTGTAGTAGCTACTGTTCTTAAATTATCAGAAGTAATACCACCAGCTTTAGCAATTTCAGTAATTGCAGTAACGTATGAACCAATGTTACCTTTAGAACCAGCCAATTCTTTTGATAGTGCCATTGCAGAATTTGTAGTAAGACCTAAAGAACCTCCGGTAAGGTTAATAGCTTTTGATAGTGCTGACTCTTCTGCAATAACTTGTTTTAGAGCAACACCGTATGCAACAAAAGCAGCGATTGCACTTGCAACGATTACACCAGCCATCATTGAAAGAACTGCAGCAACTTTATTTAAATTACCAATGAAACCAAAACTGGCTTCACCTGTAGAAACAATATACTTTCTTAATGCGTCAAGTGCTAAGTTTGCACCTGTGACATTACCTACAAATGTTAGAACATTTTTACCTGCAGCTAAGAACGCACCACCCAAGGCACTACCAACGGCAATTCCGACATCTTTAACGCTACTAACCATACCTAGAGTAGCTTTAGTAAGCATATCACCCATGTCTTTACCAGCAACACCAGCTAACGCAAACTGATCTCGTAACTGACCACCTTGTTGCAACAACACCATCATTGGTGATTGACCTGTGGTAAGACCTACGAAAATATCGGTAATCTGTGGACCTAAAGCTCTGGAGAGATAGTCAACTTGACGATCACCACCTGCTTTTTGAATCGACATTAAACTTGCTTTGTACTTTTCTAAAGCAACAACTTGTTGAGCAGCGGTTTGACCAGATTGCTTTAATGCTTGTTCAAACTTAATTAGCTTGTTGTTAACACCATTTGTGACTGCACCATTAGATTCAGTTAATCGATTAACTCTATCCATCTCAGAGGCAAGATAATCATTGGCTTTTGCTGTATCATTTTGTGCTTTAATCTGAGCCTTCATACTATTGGTACGAGCATCATTAGCTTGGTTGATCTCTACGCTCTTACGAATCAATTGATCATACTCAGCAGAAAGACCATTTAGACTTTTACCTTCGATGCTATACAAAGCAATCAAACGCTCTTTTTCACGAGCAAGGTCTATCATTTGTTTTTCAGTTAGACCTAAATTCTTATTGAATAAATTGCTAACTTCATTAGTTGTCTTATATTCGTTCTGAAGCTTTTGCATCAAACCAATGCTCTTATCAAATGGATCACCACCGATTAGAGTACGTTGTGTTTTCAACGTGTTGTTTAACTGCAGCATTTCATCATCTAAAGCACCAGCAGCTTTTGCTGTAGCCAAGATTGACGCTTGACCTTTTGAGTTACCTTGAGCCATGTATTCAAGGATAAGGTTTTGACGCTCTAATACAGATGCTGATTTACCAATTGCGTCTGTAGATTTATTTTGTGCTTGTTCTAATTTCAGTTGAGCAATTGCAGCTTTTGCAGCAGCTTCCTGAGACTTAGATAATTCTTTGTTAGTCTTTGCAGATTCTTTATTTAAATCTTGCATCGGCTTATTTACTTTAGATACCGCAGTACCTAACTCAGCAACTTTTTTAGCTGCCTCTTCTAATTGCTTCGTATCAACTACGAACTTTAATTCTGCTAAATCCATAGCACTTTCTCCTGTTATAACGGAATTCTATATTTATAAACCATGCAGATTTACAAATATAGAAGCTCTGATTTACCGAAGTAAACCAAAGCACCTATTATTTCTTAGAGGATTTCTTTCGCTCTAACTCTGCTTCTTTTGCGTAAGAGGACATTGATTCTTGATCTAATCTTTTAATCAAGTACAATTCCCATTCTTCAAGTTCAATACCTATAAGATCAAAATAAGATTTAATATCTGAATAGGATATCGGATTAACTCCAAAACCATTTGATGATCTGGAGTTGTTTAGATCAATAAACCATTTCCAAACTTGTAAACAACTTTCAGGTAAATCTTTAATGTCTTCTAGTTCTGCAGGTTTAACACCTGTTTGTCTCCATACTGAATTAAGCTGATCTCTCAAAGTTCCTGAACTACCTGATTTTCTACTAAGTTCAAATTCTTGTTTTGCAAAAGCTACAGCGTCTTCTATTTCACTCTGATCGAAAGTTTAACAGTTGACCTGCTTCCTCCATAACTTGGTCTTTAATCCAAGAGTATTCTTTGAAGATACGTTCTGCATTTTCTTTTGTGAATGGAACTTCTTTACCATTTTCAGTAATGTTTTCCCAAGCGATAACACGAATAACTGCAGATTCAATACTGAGTTCTTCAGCTTCATCTAGTGTCATGTCTTCTGCTTCTTTACCTCTGCGTTTAGCTTGTTGCTCACGAAGTTTAAATTCGCTGTACTTTTTGCGACCAAAAGCTTTAACTGTTTTGGATTGATCACCACGAACAGTAATAAATACGCCAGTACCTTCACCAGTACCGGGAAGCTTTAGTTCAAATTTGTAACCTACTTCTGCAATCTCTGTGTAATTATGTTTTGCTAAATCGAATGTCATAATAGTTCCTTTCTATGTTAATGAAGTAATGATTATAGCACAATTTCTAAGATAAAGCAAGAGGTGTAAACAAAAGAAAAACCCCTCGGCTTTTGACCAAGGGGTAATCATCAAGTTATAATAACAGGTTATTAAGCTGCAGAATCTTGGATTTGAAGTGTAGTAGCAGGTAGACCAGCAGTTGTTACATCGTTGAACAAAGCTTGGAAACTTGCTGAAGCGATGATACCTAATTCACCGTCATCTTTTGTGAAGCTACCTAGTTTAACTTTAGGCATTGTGAATGTTACAAACTCAGAGTTAGCAGCACTATCTGTAGTTAGAGTCAATACGACTGAAACAGGAGTCTCGGCATCGAAGTAAGTACGGAAGGCAGCATCTTGGAAGTAAACGCTCATGTTACCAGTAACACGAATACGACCAGTGAAAATCTCAGCTACAGAGTTAGAGCCTACAGCAGTTGCATTTTCAGTAGCACGTTCGACTGAGAAGTCAGCAGAAGTTACTAGAGCAACAGGTAGACCGTCAACAAGCATGACACCGTTTACAGCAGCGAAAATACCGTTGGAGTTCTGTGCAGTAGGTGAAGTGAAGTATTGAGTTGTGCCAGTTTGTGTTAGGTCTTTACCAGCGAAACCAAAGTCAACAGTTGTTAGACCAGTAGCAGGTAACTGCACAGCCATACTGTTTAATTTCATACCAGTGTAAACTTCTGACTGAGCGATATCACTATAAAATTCTTCTACAGTATATGATTGATCAGTGTGAGCAGAAGTAGGAACCAAAGTTGTTTTACCAACAGCAGTTACTGTTACAGAAGCGATTGGACCTTCTGCGACTAATGCCGAACCGTTTACAACTTTAACAGTTAGAACAGTAGCGGTAGCAGCAGCGATTAGCAAGTTCTTAGCTACGTTAGCAGCATCTAGACCAGCGGCAGTTAAACGAACAACTTGACCAACTTTAAAACCATCGGTTAAGAAATCACCAGTAGCACGAGTTACTGTATAAAGAGCACCAGTAGCAGCGATTGTAACAGAAGCTGTACCAGATACAGGAGCAGTAGTAAAATCACGACCTACAATAGAACCCATGAAATCAGCATATGATGCAGGTGATAGTTCACCATTCAAGCTACCTTCAGCAGAACGTACACCGTGACGGTAATCAGCGATTTGACGATCAGTACGAATCTCACCGGATTCATAAGCTTCTTTTACTAGGTTAAAACTAGCAGTTACACGGCGAAGTAGCTTACCAGATGTATTACCAGCTAGAGTACCCCATGCGCTTTCTTTTTTGTAAGCTACAACTTTTGATGTACCTTTTGAGATTGCCATAATAATTTCCTTAATTTAAATTTCACATTTGCAAATGTACTGATTTAGGTTCAGCAACCATGATTCAATAAGAATAAACTTCAGCTACTAATTCAATTAGAACTGGACAGATTACTCTTTCAGATACAACAGTGTTACCAGCAATTTGTGGCGTTTTTAACACATGAATCTTTACGTTACCTTCTTGTAATACTAAACCTTTTGCAAAATGATTACGAATCAGTTCAGCACGATTTATGACTTCTGAAGTTCCTTTGTTTGCAGCACCTACAACAAATACTTGTAGTGTCATGCGCTCTCTGTGAAAACCTGTACCAAGCACAGGATCATCTGGAGTTTGAATCGTAAACTGAACTCGTTGGTATAATCCAACAGGAGGTTCAAAAGTAACACCTTCCCATGCAGTAGATACAACAGGAGTTAATGCATTTAGTTTACGTTCGGCTGCTCTTTTAATTTCTATAATTGCCATTAGCTTGCCTTATAATAGTCATCTAAACTCAACTGATATGTTCTATAAATAGAAGCTAATGTTGGTTGTATGATGGGTTGACCTTTACCATATTTGTCAAAGTTTTTCTCTAACTCTACAATATAAGGACCAAAGTTACTGATCATTACAGTTTGACCAAGTTTGTATTGGTTCAAGTCTTGTTTAATTAATGATGCTGCCATTTCATCAGAATCTGTACCATATAAGGTTTGCATTTCTAATGTACCGTCCATTGACACACGCCAAGAACCTTTTGCAAAACCTTCGATTGGTTCCAGACCTATTTCTTCAAATCGCTTTTCATACAGATTCAACCACTTGATGGAGTCACCAAGAGGTGTATTATCAATAGCTGTCCATGCAACTATGTATGAAAACTTTTGCACCATACCTTGCATTTTACGAACAGCTTCTTCATGGAACTTCTTTAAGCTTTGTTCTAATTTTGAAGTATCGCATGTAACTTGCATGATTAACCTTTTACAGTTAGTATCTTGTATAAAATAACAAGACCATCTGCAGAATGCTCTGTAATCGACTCTACAGTATATACAACATCATCAATAGAGATTTTATCTTTTACTTTAGGTACAAAACTTAGTTTATTATTAGCTAGGTAAAACAAAGCAGAATCTCTACCAATCATATTTGGGAAATTATACTGACTTGCTCTAATGTGCTTTTTATACATCTTAACAGAATATGATGTTTCTGTGTTGGTTGTACTACCTGTTTCAATATTATAAGAACCTTCAGTAACTACAAAATAGTTGCAAGCTTTACCGTGAGTATTGATTGATTTTAGAACTATTGCTAAGTACTTATCCATAATATTCCTCTAGGTTAAATACCGAATGAACTAGGGCGGTAAGTAAAAGTTTCAGCTTGTGGGTCTTTTACGATGTTGTTATCTAAGTTAGCATCATTGGCTTGCATATCTGCTTTTGAGATACCACCAGCATAACCTTGCACTTTGTCATAAAGAGCATTTAGATCAGGATTCTTGATAAATAATTGCAAAGCTGACATATAATTTTTAGCAGCACTAGAACCTTTAATTGAAAAAATATCAACTGTCTCATCAGTACGCATTGAAAGCTTGAGCATTATTGATTTAGCAGCATCCATTGCAGCTCTGCGAATATTCCAATCATGTTTACTCAAAAAATAATTATATTCTTCATCACTCATAATTGGAAATTCAGGTGATGTGTCGCCAAGTTCGATTCTTATTGCATGAATTGTCATACTGTATCTTCCTGTAATTTATTTGATTTAGTTAAATTTTCTTTTGCAGGAATAACTTGAAGATTCCACGGCACATGTAGACCACAAACTTTATCACTGATAAGAGGCACAATGTGATCTACATGATAAGATATGTTAAATTTTAATTCTAATTGTTTAGCTAAGTTATATAGATACTGAATTGAATCAATATCTCCAGTTGTTAACCATTTAGGTGTGGCATTTAATTTAGAAGCTCTTCTTTTTGCTGCATGAGAATTATATTTATG